CAGTTGTACACTTATATGTACATTAAAGTGTTCCATGGAGTGTTATGAAGAAAGTAAGGAATAAGAAATACAATGCTAATAAGACTACTAATCAGTTTTATAAAGCAGCATTGAGAGACAAAGCTGTACTGTTTGTAACTAACGGTAGAGGGGCTCATATGGTCAATCTACGTACAGGTAGACAGTACTTACCCACGACGAGTACAGCTCATATCATTGAGAATCTCACCACAAAGTGGTGTATTTTATGTGCAGTGATATTAAAAGACCAGAATCATACGTCTTATGCGTCCTACTACGTCCACTATTTTAATGAGGCTAGAAAACAGCATCAAATCTCCGAAGAAGCTGATAAGGTACATCAAGAATTATTGAAGTCTTGTAATAAATCGCACCTAGTGAATCTGGGATGGATTGCTGTCCCTCACTTATATGAGTTCGATGAAGAACAGGCCAATACTCTATTCGATCAAGCCAATGCTTGGAAGGATCCCGCTGAATGGGAAATTAAACTTAACTTGAAGGGTGAATAACTATGGAAGAAACAGTACTTGACCGTATCAATAATGAATACGAAGAGCTTTATGCTAAGGCTATTAAGTTACAGAAGACGTTAGCATCCCTACCTAAGGACATCTCAGCCGATCAGGTCATGCTTATGCGTAAACAGTTCATTGCTATGAATGATTACTTAAATGTCCTACAGGCACGCATGTATGACCTTGAGCATGCAATGGAAGCTGCAGAGCAACAAGCAGAGAGTGATGGAGAGTTCGTCGCTACAATGGATTTTGGTGAAGCTATTGACTCAGCAAGGTATGGAATGCGTATTGCTCGTCAGGGATGGAATGGTAAGGGTATGCATGTAGTGCTTATGCCTGGGTATAAAGGTGAGGCTAGTGAAGCAACATCAGAGATCCATGGTATGGACAAGTACGCCAGCATTCGTGTAATGCCTTATTGGACTATTAAGACTGCAGACGGAATTATCAATACATGGGCTCCTAGTGTTAGTGATACACTGGCTCTGGATTGGTACGTAGTTTAACAATTAAAGGAGTCCCCATGAGTAGATCAAAGAGTAAGCCATACACTGGATCCAAAGCAGTAGATGCAACTTGTCGAAGTCATGGGGACTGCCCTGCTTGTAAGGGTGACCGGGAGCATAAACATGCAAGAAGAGTCCCAGCAGAATCAATTGCCTCTCAGATCGTACGGTATGACACCGAGAGGTGAACCTATGCCTCAGACTATTGAGGAATGGAAGCATCTTGTAGATCTGGGTGAGAAAGCTATGTTCAGAGACAAGGAGACTATCTCCATGTTGAAGATGAAGGTTAATAACCTTGAGCAGAAGCTAAAGGCTAAGAAGCCTGCAGTAGTTGCACCAACATCTACAAAAGTATCAACTAAAAAGTGCCCACAGTGTGGTGCCACTAACCTACTGACATTTACCAGTATGAATATAAAGACATGTTCAACATGTCGTATAGACATCCCTTGGTATTTAGAAGAAGGGCAGAAGCCCTTATTTTAAGGAAGTACTATGAAAAACATTAGGCTAATCGGTGTAGCGGGTCTTGCTAGATCCGGTAAGGACACCGTCACCAATATGTTAGCTAAGCATTATGATGCGTACACCGCAGCGTTCGCTGACCCAATCAAGCATATGTTAGAGGTAGGTTTAGGTATAACCTTCGACGAACTGTACAAAGGTGATAAGTCTCTTATCCATCCTAAGTATGGTGTGTCTCTACGTCACATGATGCAGTCCTTAGCTACTGATTGGGGCAGAGAATACATCTCTGATGATGTGTGGATACGTGCCGTAGAAAGCATTATAGAGGGCATTGGAGAGGGTACTCACATAGTTAGTGATGTACGTTTTGAAGATGAAGCTGCGTGGGTACGTGAGCATGGTATGTTAATCCATGTGACCGGTAGGGGAGGTATCCCTGGAGAGCACGCTAGCGAAAGCGGTGTGCTGATAGATAGGTTAGATGTTGTTATAGACAACTCAGGAAGTATGGCTAAGCTACGTAGCCAAATCAATCACATAGTAGAATCACATGTACTAGGAGAATTCAGCAATGGATTTAAAAGCAAAAATATTACGTCAAAAGAAGCTAGATTACGTTAAAGGTGAGATAGCTAACTATGAAATGGCAGTTAAGCACGGTAAGGATTGGGCTAGCCAATTCAACCTCAAGAAACTGGCAGAGCTGAACGCAAAGCTACTATCATTATAGGCAATTAAGCCAATCACAAGAGACACCTAAGGGTGTCTTTTTTTATACGTGCTCCGCACGTTTCTACCTAATTAATAAATAGGAACTATTATGGAATTATCAACTAAAGACATCCCTGAAGCGGTTGTAAATACACTATATGCAGGACTAGTGCCTTTTATTAAAGGTAGTCCGGGCATTGGTAAGTCTGACATCGTACGTCAGGTTGCTGAGGAGCTAAACTTAAAGGTTATAGACTTTCGTCTTAGCCAAGCAGATCCAACTGATCTACAGGGATTCCCTGGAGTACGGAACGATCGTGCAACATTCTACCCAGGTGAGATCTTCCCTATTGAAGGGGATGAGGTTCCAGCTGGATATAACGGATGGTTACTGTTTCTCGATGAGATGAACAGTGCACCTATGTCAGTACAGGCTGCAGCGTATAAGTTGTGCCTAGATAAGCAGGTAGGTACTCACAATCTACATAAGAATGTAGCTATTGTAGGTGCCGGCAACCTGACCACCGATAAGGCCATTACACAGCGTTTAAGTACAGCTATGCAATCACGCCTTATTCACTTTACTATGGCTGTAGACCCTGATGCTTGGCTCAAGTGGGCTAACGTTAGTGGTATTGATCATCGGATCACAAGCTTCATTGAATATCGTAAAGAATTACTTCATAAGTTTGACCCTAGCCATGCTGGTGATACATTCCCTTGTCCTCGTACATGGGAGTTCTTGTCTAAGCAGATCAAAGGTAAAGAGAAGCTGGGCCATATTGATGTAGTGTGTGCTGCTGGAACCGTAGGTGAAGGCCCGGCACTAGAGTTCAAGGGGTTTAGTGAGATCTTTCAGAGCTTACCTAAAATCAAGGACATCATTAATAAGCCTACTACCGTTAAGATCCCTAATGAGCCAAGTGTTCACTATGCTCTAGCGGGACTAATCTCCTATGAAGTCTCTATGGAGAATATAAACAACTTAGCCACGTTCGTGGAACGTCTACCAGCTGACTTTCAGGTAGTTACTTGGAAGTCTGCAGTACGTCGTAACGCTGAGATCATTAATGCACCATATATTGACCAGTGGATCACAAAGAACGCACAGGAGATGTTATGAAATATGTATCAGCACTAGATTTAACGTCTGACGTAAATGTCTTTACGGCAATCTCTGCAGCAGACGAAGATACTAAGCTTGGTAAGATACGTCATCAGTGTATTCCATTATTTGATAAGGGAACCTTAGAAAGATTTTACTTTCATAATGGGCACAATGGGGTGTCTTCTAGGATATACGAGAACAACTCTATTGAACTAATAGTGAGCAACGGTCTGGCAGATGTTGTTACGATAGACTCGCTGAATATTGTAGTGGGCCCTGTACGTCGATTCACTAGTTATGTGATGGACATCACAGGTCATACTGCAGATGGTAGGCAAGTGCCTGTTCCTAAGAATAACCTTGATAAGAATCAGATGGTCATTGTTGATATGTCTACGTCTACAGGAAAGATCTTTGAGGATGATAAGGACATTGTAATGTTCGATATGGTACCTCCAAATAGGGCTCAGAGGCTTATGTTCCTACCTAATAGTAATGGAATGTATAAGCTACAGAAAGATCATGTCAATAACTTCTATATGCCACCCAATAAGGCAATTCGTAAGGAGTACCGGGATAAGATTAATACTCTCATCACAAAGGTAACTTTACTTAGCTTTATTAAGGATGACCATAATAAGAAGGTTGCAGTTCCTAAGGATCTTGAGAATCTTGCCCATACTTTATGGAAGGAACCTCTAGCTAAGCAGCATGAGGCTATATTCGCACATGTAGATGGATCATATGAAAGCCAGCTATTTATGAAGCTTGTTCTTGATAAGAATAACAACCATCACTACTACAGTCGTGCACGTGATCTAGTACAGAACATGATTAAGTACTACACCCAGTTCCGTAATGAAGTGGAGGTGGAGCACTTTACTTGTAACAAATCATCCCGTTGGGGATAGGAGAATATTATGGAAGACAAATACCCACAAGTTGAAATTACACCAGCCCTACAGAAGGAGCTGGATAGGACTAAGATTGGTTTAATGATGCAAGGGGGTACCTTCCTAATATCTGTTGGTCTGATGATGCAGCATATCTTTACTAATGCTATTGATACTGCAGCTACTGATGGTAAACGTATTTACTTTAACCCATCGTTCTTTAACTCGCTTAATAAGCAGGAACGTATCGGTGTATTGGCACATGAGATTATGCATGTTGCCTTGATGCACATGATCCGTAAGGGTGAACGTGACCACAGTGTCTATAACCAAGCTGGTGACTATGTCATCAACGACATCTTGCGTAACAGTGGTTACATATTACCTGAGCCACATCTATATGATGCAAAGTACCACGGCTGGAGCACAGAGCAGATCTATGATGATCTGATCCAAGATGAGGATGCTCAGGGTAAGCCTAACGCTCTTGAGGGCGATGTAGACTTCTCTGATGGTGCAGACTCTGAGACACTAGGCGATATTGCTACTAGTGTGCAAGATACCGTCATGAAGGCTAGATCTCAGGCTAAGATGGAAGGTGGTGAGGAAGCAGGTGGCATACCCGGAGAAGTTGACCGTGTTATTGATGCTCTCATTAACCCTGTTCTAGATTGGACTCAGTTGTTAGCTCGCTTTATGGATAGTAATGCTAAAGATGATTATACGTGGAAGCGTCCTAACAGACGGTACTTCCCTCATCACTACATGCCTACTATGTACTCAGAGAGTATTGACCACATTACAGTGGCAGTAGACACGTCAGGGTCAGTTAGTCCTGCTATGTTGGCTGAGATCCTTACTGAAGTTAAGAGTATCCATGACACATATAAGCCAAATAGGATGACTATTCTGGATTGTGATTATGAGATCCATAACATTCATGAAGTGGATGACAGTACTGACATACTAAAACTTAAATTCTCTGGATGTGGAGGGACTTCGTTCCTACCACCACTAGATTACTGTAAGGAGAACGACACTAATGTGTTGTTGTACTTCACTGATCTATATGCAGAGGCAATTGGCCCAGATGATGGGTACGAATTTGATACTCTATGGATCTGCTATTCTAAGCATGACCCACAGGAGTATGGGGAGACTATATATTATGAGTCAGAACATGCATGGTAAACTATTTGCCGTAGTGTCCTTTGGGTATTCAACTAAGTTGATAATGCCCTTAGAGGATGCTACCCAGATGCTGGCACTATTCAAGAACACATCATTACTAACTGGCTATGGTGATAGCCAAGCTATTGAGCCGTTTGGAATAGGTGGGTCAGACAGTACTGTCTCACTGGAGCTTATAAATGAATTAGCTATTAATAAAATAAAAGTTAAGAATACTATTGGAGGATGATATGTCGAAGAAACTTAATGTGTCATCTCTACTATGGGAGATAAGGTCAAAGTACATACTGCCTGCTATTAAAACCAGGGAGATATTACTATTCAGGTATCTTGCCTCTATGCGTGACACCCCTAGTAAGGAAGAAGGTTTTAGGCTACGTACCTCTAGTGGGGCTACTTATTGGTTATATGTGACCAACGATAGAAACATCATTAATCCACCAACAATATATATGTTTGAGTTACCTGACTATAACCAAGCAGAGATTACCAAGCATATAAAATGTTTGGATGATCTAACTGCTACTACAGCTAAGGTTAAGACATACTTAAGTTATCTTAATAATAAGAGTAACAGTGTGACTGATGTAGCCTATGCCTTACCTCCACATATCAATCAACTAGTTCCGATGATAACGCCTACAGAGTACCTGGATCACGATCTACGTGACCCTAAGATGTATGCATTGTTGAATGAACTCCAGATCAAACTACTATTGCTGTCATAAGTGCTCCGCACTTTTTCACGCCACCGGTTTAAGGGTATCTAGTACAAAGTTGCTGGGTATCCTTATTTTTTAAGGAGAACCATTATGGGATGCGATATACACGTATTTAAAGAATACCAAAGACCCGGTACAGACTACTGGGTAAGTTATGATACTTGGTGCCAAGATGAAGATGGTGGTATGTCACCTGTTTGGAAAGACGACGACCCAGGTAGATGTTATGCAGCATTTGGTTTATTGGCAGATGTGCGTGAGGGGTACTCATATGGGCACCCACCTAAGGGTCTGCCAGAAAATATTAGTAATCTGGTGGAGAAGGAGAGTGATTCCTGGGGGGATGATGGGCATTCCCATACGTACCATACAAAGGTTGAATTAAACGCCATGATTATAAAGCTGTCTATCCTACCTATAGAAGAGTCTGATGACATCTCAAGACAGAAGGCATATATATTTAATCTTATTAGGATCTTGAATGAGGTACCTACACCTATTGTTATAGATCGTGAAACCACTACACGAATCGTAATATGGTTTGATAATTAAAGAGAATAATATGAGAAAATTTAAAAACCCTAGTGGTTCGGTGATGCTGATGCAGCTTAAAGGGATGTACCAGGTACACTCTGACAACCTACGTAGTATCACCATTCTTAAAACAACCGATGAATACAAGGCAGTTGCCCACTACCAGGAAATGGTATGGGAATTGGAGGCTTCAAATGATAGCAGAGATGTTAATGTGTCTAGCCCTCAATGGGTATCATGAGGCTCGTGGTGAGCCTACAGCAGGTGAGTTAGCAGTAAACCACGTAGTTATGAACCGTGTTGCAGATAGTCGTTACGAAGACGATGTGTGCGGTGTGGTAAAGGCGGGACGTTACTGGAATAATGCTCCGGTACGTAACAGATGTGCATTCAGCTGGTGGTGTGACGGTAAGTCAGATGAGCCAAAAGATATAAGCGCATGGTTGTATTCAAATAAGCTGGCCAGTGACGTCATATTAGGCGTGTACCCAGATATTACAGATGGTTCGACCCATTACCATAAGATAGGTTATCATCCGAACTGGATTAATGACCGTGGTATGGTACGAGTCGGTCTAATAGGTGACCACATCTTCTATAGATGGGAGTGACCTAACCATCTTATTTTAAGATATAATATGTGCTCCAAAATTAGGGGTACATCATGAACATCAATGAAGACGACTTTCCTGTGGAGTCTATTATGTATTTCACAGTAGGAGTATTACTATTAATACTAAAGAAAATAGCCGAGATGTAAGAACGGCTGAAGTGCTACAACGTACTATGAAATATCTTATGCATTATTACACCTTGGAAGAAATCCAAGATATATTGCATAGCGATACACTCGCCAACTACCATAGGATCATGTCTGATGGACACACCCAAGCTACTAACCGTTAAGCAGTACAATGAAATATATTCAAAGTCACTAGAGGATCGTGAAGATGCTATAGGACGTAAAATGACTGCACGAGCTAAGATCGAGCAGTATAACTCTCATAAAGATATGCTCTTATTAATAGAGCCCTACCCGTCATTGGCGTACTAAAGGTGTGCTAAGCGTACAAACGGTGTACTAATGGCGTACTAAACAGTTTACATGAGACCAGCCCTCTCCATGGGGTGTTCCTACAGGATTAGTCCACCTGCGGTCACAACGGACTACCTAATTTCTGAGGTAACTATGAAGCACTTATACACAGACCCGGACAAGTTTCCGGAGGCTGCCCTGTTAATTAAGGGCACCGCATTCAAGTATACCGACATTAAGCAGCACTACGGAAACCCCTTAAAGGTATGTTTAAAGGCTCTTCCGCTAGAGTATAACTCCTTAGGGAAGGCTCCAGCTAAGATGATAAAGGAAGTGCTACCTGCACTTTTAGCAGATATAAATGCAGATGGTATTACTACTGTAATCATCGCAGACTCTGCGTACTTTAAGGCTGCTACCCGTCAATCTAAGGCGGAACCACACTATGGTTACAGAATGCCTTGTACTGTTGAAGGTTTTGAGCACATGCATGTGTTCCTAACCGGTAACTACCAAGGGTTGTTCTATAACCCACGTATCCAAGACAAGATAGACCTAAGTTTAGCTGCTATTGCTGATCATCTAGCTGATAACTATCAACAGTTGGGTCAAGATGTTGTCAGATCGTCAACTTTTGTTCATACAATACCTGACATCACTAGCACTCTACTTATGCTACTTAAGTATCCCTCACTTACATGTGACGTGGAGACCTATGGTCTAAGCATTGATGTGTCCCGTATTGGGACTATTGCATTTGCATGGAACCAGCATGAAGGTGTCACTATAAATGTGAACCACATGATTAGTCGTAGTTCTGAAGAGAAGCTTCATATAGCTGACCTGATGCATAATTTCTTTGTAGAATTTAAGGGCAACCTTAAATATCATAATGCATCCTTCGATATTCGTTGTATTATTTATGACTTCTTCATGTATGAGGATCCTACGGACTTCGTTGCAATGATAGATGCCCTAGACATTATGTTTAGGGATATTGATGACACAAAGTTAATCACTTATCTGGCTACGAATAATACTGCAGAGAATAAACTCTCCTTAAAGGAGAACGCATTCGAGTTTGCCGGCAACTACGCTCAGGAAGATATCCATGATATTAACTTGATCCAAAATGTAGATCTTATGAACTACAATTTAGTTGATTGCTTAAGCACGTGGTATGTATTTAATAAGTACCACAAAACTATGGTGGATGAATTCCAGCTGGAATTTTATTCCAATATTTTTTTACCTTCACTGAAGAATATTACTCAAATGGAGTTAACAGGCATGCCTATGGATATGCCTACGATCCAAGATGTTGAGTATGACCTGCAGGAAATCATGGACGAGCGTACATCTAGCTTGCTAGAGGAAGAGCTTGTTAAGGATTACCTATGGTTAGAGCAGAAGAAAGCGTTCATTAAAAAGAATGCGCTGCTCAAGAAGTTGTTTAAACCCCTAGACGACTTTAAGAGCAGCCTTAACACCAATAGTCCTAAACAGCTTGGTAGCTTGCTCTACGACTTCCTTGGGTTACCTATATTGGATATTACTGATACTGGGCAACCAGCTACAGGCAAGAAGACAATTAAGAAGTTATATGACTCCTTGATTAACCAATATAATATAACTGAGGATGAGTTATGAGCACATTTAAACTAAGAGACCTGGGTGAGAAGCTCAGGGTTGGTCTTGATAAGATCTCTCCTGGTACTGTAGGTATCAGCTGGAGTCTTGAGGACTATAATTTAAAAAGTAACTGTATTACAGGCGATTTAACCCTTCTAATGAAGGAAGAGGGTAGTACCCAGTATTTTAGTCGCATGAAAACAGTTCTACTACTTTCTGACCTTAATGTAGATATGCGTAGAATGCATTACGTACCTGATGGTGCTGATTCAATACCGTTTGTGTCACAAATAATACTCAATACCCGTATATCTTTGGATGACTTTCCTGAGATAGCACTGTCTAATTATATTAAAGACGCACAGGAAACTTTAAATTATGAGTGGCGCATCGAAGATCAAGAATAGGGACGATGCTATTAAGGTAGCTAGAGTCCTTAAGTATTTAATAGAGATAAATGAAGTTAGTAAATTATTAACTGCATTCATCCCTGCCTTCTTATTTAAAACCATACCTAAGATGGGTAGATGGTTCCTGCACGGTAACTTCCACCTAGGAGGTACCAAGTCAGGTCGTCTAAGCTCGTCTAAGATCAACTTACAACAGTTGCCCTCTACTGGTAGTAAGTACGCTAAAGCCATTAAAGGATGCTTCCAGGCTCCTGAAGGGTGGGTAATAGTAGGTGCTGACTTCTCTAGCCTAGAGGATAGGATATCTGCACTGACTACACGAGATCCAAACAAGCTAAAGGTTTATACCGATGGGTATGACGGTCACTGTATGAGAGCATTCGCCTACTTCGGTAAGCAGATGCCTGACATTGTGGACACTGTTGAATCCATTAACTCAATTGAGACCATGTACGAAGCACTTAGGCAGAGATCTAAGGGCCCTACATTTGCTCTTACTTACCAGGGTACGTCACATACTTTAGTGAACAACCTAGGCTTCTCTAAGAAGGAAGCTAAAGAGATTGAGGACAACTATCATGAATTATATAAAATTTCAGATAATTGGGTACAGGATAAACTGCTTCTAGCGTCTAAGGAGGGCTATGTGACGGGTGCTTTTGGTCTTCGACTAAGAACCCCACTATTAGCTAGAACCATCTTAAACACGAGGCATACGCCGTATGAGGCGCAAGCTGAAGGTCGTACCGCAGGTAATGCGTTAGGACAGTCTTATGGCCTGTTAAATAACAGGGCAGCTAATGAATTTATGGATAAGGTGCATGCATCTGACTACAGATACACCATCTTACCCATAGCTCATATCCATGATGCTCAGTATTACATGGTTAAAGCTGACCCAGATTTGATCCACTGGTTAAACACGAACCTCGTGGAAAGTATGTCATGGCAGGACTTGCCGGAACTAAAACACGACACTGTTAAGCTTGGTGCAACCCTAGAAATATACTACCCTAGTATGGCTGATAAACTTACTATACCTAATAACGCTACAAGGTCAGAAATAGTACATGCAGCTCTTTAAAAATGCTAAAGTATGTGTGCTCTCGTTGATGAGCATACCTACCAAGTAGAGTTAAAGAATCAATAAGCCAGGGTTAGTGTTTTTCCCCATAGAGTTGTGGCCCCCGCAACTGGTGACAGAGGGGGTATCCCAGTAATCAGACTATTAAACAAAATATATTGTGCTCCGCACACTTCTATGAAGAGAACTATCTATGTTAACAAATACAGCCAATTTGCCTATGAGCGTATCCCTATGGTTAGCCCATGATGATTATGATCATTCAAGCGATCCATATAGCATTAGTGCTACCAGTCTATTAAAGCCAATTAAGAGCTTAGTACTGGGACGACGTGCCGCAGGTAACTCACAATCCGATGTAGCTGACCTAATTCCTAGCAGAATGGGTACTGCAATCCATACTGCAATAGAGAGCGCTTGGTTAAGCCCTGAGCTGCCTAAGCATCTACTCGAACTTGGTTACTCCCCTAGGGTAGTGAACAATATTGTGATTAACCCAACTAAAGAACAGCTGACTGATGATTCCGTACCCATCTATATGGAGCTACGTGGATTTAAGAAGGTTGGTAAGTACACTGTCTCAGGTAAGTTTGACTTCGTGTCAGGCGGTGTATTAGAAGACTTCAAGACTACAGGCACCTACGGATACATTAACCAATCCAACGCTGAGAAGTTCATTCAGCAGGGTAGTATCTATAAGTGGCTGCACCCGAACATCATCACTGAAGACTATATGTATATCCAATACATCTTCACTGACTGGAGTGCTGCTAAGGCACGGTCTGACAAGAACTATCCAGCAAGTCGGATTGTTCCTCAGAAGTTCGTACTGAATTCCGTACAGGAGACAGAGGCATTTGTATCTGAGCGTATCAACCTGGTTGCTACCTTAGAGACTGCAGATGAATCTGAGATGCCTGATTGTACCCCTAAGGATTTATGGGAACGGGATCCTGTCTTTAAGTATTATAAAAATCCTAACAGTAGAGCTCGTTCTACTAAAAACTTCACTACATACTTTGAAGCCCATGATCGTCTTATGCAAGATGGATCTGTTGGTGTCGTTGTAGAGGTGAAGGGTGAAATCAAGTTTTGTGCTTATTGCCCTGCCGTTGACATATGTAAACAGGCTGCCGGCTATAAAGCTTCAGGTAGATTAATAGTCTAAAAGAGGGAATTATGAAAAGTTTTGAAGATATGGACTATTTTGTCCCGCAAGAGAAGTTGGTTAAGACCCTGGTTCAGAAGACCCAGAACAATAACCCACTATTCTTCAGGATATTGACCGTCTACTATTTCTCTAAGATAGCTTCCATGATGCGTGTTAATTTAAAAACACTGCACCAGGGGACTATTCCGGTGAACACGTACGCTATAAATCTTAGTGTATCTGGATCAGGTAAGGGATTTAGTACCAACATTATTGAAGAGAATGTCATTCATTTGTTTAAGGAACGTTTCTTATCTGAAACATTTCCTACTCTTGCAAACCAGAGTATACGAAATGAGGCAATACGCAGAGCACCTCGGCATAACATCCCAGTTGATGAGATGGAAGAGAAGCTTACTAAGGAGTTTGAACTACTAGGGCCCCTACTCTTTAGTTTCGACTCAGGTACATCTCCTGCTATTAAGCAGATGCGCCACAAGCTTCTTATGTCGGGTGCTGGCAGTATTAACCTAGAGATTGATGAGATTGGCTCTAACCTAGTGCACAACACAGATGTATTGAATACATTCTTGGAATTGTACGACGTAGGTAAGATTAAGCCAAAGCTAATCAAGAACACTGCTGAGAATCTACGTAGTGAGGAGATTGATGGTAAGACCCCTACTAACATGATGCTCTACGGTACTCCCAGTAAGCTCATGAACGGTGGTAAGACTGAAGAAGAGTATATGTCTATGCTCGACACAGGCTACGCTAGACGTTGTTTGTTTGGTTACTCTACCAAGGTTCATACTGACATCAATGTCTCTCCAGAAGACCTGTTTGACATGCTAACGGACACTTCTGCAGACACGGTACTAGATGATCTAGCTATCAGTATGCATAAGTTGGCTGATCCTATTAATTTTAATAGTGAGTTAGCTCTTCTTAAACCAGAATCTCTAATTCTTCTAGAGTATAAGCAGATGTGCGAGACACGTGCTCGTAATATGCGTGAGTTTGAGGAGATCCAAAAAGCAGAGATGAGCCATAGGTACTTCAAGGCGTTAAAACTAGCAGGTGCTTATGCATTTATAGATAGTAGCGCCATTGTGACCTCCGCTCACTTATACAGTGCGTTTAAGCTTGTTGAGGACTCTGGTGAGGCATTCGGTAGAATGTTGAACAGACCTCGTACGCATGAGCGTGTGGCTATCTACTTAGCTGATGTTCGTAAAGAAGTGACCCATGTGGATCTTATGGAGGACTTACCTTTCTTTAGAGGAGGTGCAGCCCATCGTAAGGACATCATGACCCAAGCTATTGCATGGGGATACCGTAATAACATTGTTATACGTACTTCCTATTCAGACAGCATTGAGTTCTTTAAGGGTGAGACTATGGACGAGTCGGACATGCAGAATCTGCGTATCTCGTACTCTACAGACATAGTTAATAACTTTGAGCCTGAATACGCTCCATGGGATCAGTTACATAATTTGGTTAGTGCTCCTGACTTCCATTATGCAGCTCATCACTTTGAGGACAAGTACCGGACATCTGACAAGGCAATACCTGGGTTTAACCTAGTTATTCTTGATGTAGATGAAGGTACCTCGTTGAAGCAGGCTAAGATGTTGCTTAAGGACTATAAGGCATTCTTTGCTACGACTAAGCGTCATACTGCAGAACATAATCGCTTTAGAATTATTATGCCTTTAACTCACAATGTGAAGTTGAATACGGCATTGTACTCTAAGTTCATGACTAACCTGTTTGAATGGCTTCCATTTGAAACTGATAGATCCACCAAGGACATCGCACGTAAGTGGGAATCGTTCCCAGGTGAGTACTCTTACCAAGAAGGTAAGATGCTGGATGCTTTAATGTTTATCCCTGATACAAATAAGCAGGCAGAACAGCATCAGAAGATCATGGATCATGCTTCGCTATCTAACCTAGAGCGTTGGCTACTACTTAACGCTGGTGTGGGTAGCAGGTCTAATACATTAATTAAATACACGTACGTCTTAGTGGACGGTGGCTACACAGTTGAAGCTATCCGTAATTCTGTAATCTCCTTTAACCAGAAGATGAAGAACCCATTACCTCAGGAAGAACTTGAGAAGACTGTACTAACCACAGCTATGTCAGCTGTAACTAAACGAGACTCGGAGTAACTATGGCAATATGCGATGTATTAATTGCAGTAGATAGCGTCAATAAGGACGTTATCGCTGAAGCAATTGTAGCAGTAGATCACACAGTGGAAGTCTGCGAAGGCCATACGTTCTTTATCCTTAAGGACATCGAGATGGATCTTAAGAAGGACTTATCTCTAGTAAGCATCAACGGTGCCCTAGAGGAATTAGGTGAGCAGAACTATTCATTCGTTCGTGCAGACCTTCTATCTAAGACCATGCGTATCACTGGTAATCCTATGAAGTTTGGAGTTAAAGCTCTACTGACTTACGGCGAGCCACAGAAGCAATCCATTCACTAACAGGGGAACCCTATGATGATGAACGATAACCTGGTACTCATATCAGGCAAGAGTGCCACAGGTAAATCAGCTAGTCTGATGAACATTGCAAACCCTGAAGGTGTTATTTACTTAAATTGCGAGAATAATAAGAAATTACCATTTCGAGGTAAGTTCAAAGAGTTTGGTATCACCGACCCAGTACAGGTGTATCAGGCATTTGAAGAAGCCGAGAAGATGGACGACGTTCATACTATCGTTGTAGACAGTTTGACCTACATGATGGATATGTTCGAGTCCTATTACGTGCTGACATCGTCTAACACGATGAAGGCATGGGGCGAATATGCCCAATTCTTCAAGAAGCTAATGAGTAAATATGTTGCTGAATCTACTAAGAATGTGATCTTTATTGCTCACACCTCTGACATCATGAATGATGCCGAGATGGCAATGGAAACACTTGTTAAGGTAAAAGGTTCCCTCATGAACCAAGGCATTGAGTCCTATTTCTCTACTGTAGTAAGTACGAAGAAGGTAAATCTCAAGCACTTGAAAAAGTATGAGAGCGACTTACTGGATATCACTCCAGATGAAGAAGAACTAGGCTTTAAGTACGTCTTCCAGACTCGTATCACTAAAGATACAGTTAATGAGCGTATGCGAGCTCCCCTCAGTATGTGGACTACACAAGAAACATTTACTGATAACAACATTCAGTTGGTTATTGACCGACTTCACGAATATTACGTTTAATAAAGGTATTAAAACTATGAGTTTTTTAGATAATTTAAAAACATCTGCAGCAGTAGGCAACGAAACCAACTCTCTTGGAGGCGGCGGTGTCTTAGAATCAGGTGCGTACAACATGGTAGTGGAAACTGCTTACTTTGATACGTCATCTGGTGGTGCAACGAGCTTGAACCTTGTGTTCAAGAGCAACAATGGTCAGACATTACGTCAAACCATCTACGTAACCTCAGGTACTGCTAAAGGCGGCCTGAACACCTACGTTGATAAGCGTACAGGTGAGAAAAAGTATCTTCCGGGCTTCAACACAGCAAACTCTATTTGCTTGTTGGCTACTGGTGAAGAGATCGCTGATCAGGAGATTGAGACTAAGACTCTTAAGATCTATGATTACGATGCTAAGAAGGATATGCCTCAGCAGAAGTCTGTCGTTATGACGCTTCTAGGTAAGGATGTCACTCTAGGTGTTAAGAAGGTCATCGAGAACAAGCGTGAGCAAGACTCGTCTGGTGCTTGGAATGCTGCTACTAGCGGTGAAACTCGTACTATCAACGAGATTGATAAGGTGTTCCGTACTACTGACCTGATGACTACTCCTGAGATTCGTGATGGTGCTACTGAAGCTTCCTTCTACGAAGGTTGGGTAGCCAAGAACACTGGTGTTAGCCGTGACAAGACCATTGCTAAGGCTGGTGAAGTTGCTAAGGCCGGTGGTGCTGCTGCTCCATCAATGGGTACAACCACCACTGAGCCTAAGAAGAGCTTGTTCGGTTCATAACCGTGCAACAGACATTCTCTTCTCCGCTGAGTGTTCTGGTTAATCGACGAGGAAGGAAGTTTATCCTGAATCTAAATAACTATAGGAACACTCACTATCAGACACTGAATAAGGCTAAGATCGTCTATAAAGGCGACATGACACCTCAACTTGTTGGGGTAACCTTCCAGTGTCCGATAGAGGTCGAGTATTGTCTTATGCCTAAAACAGCCCGTAGGACGGACTTGGGTAATGTACTGTCAGTTCATCAGAAGTATTTTGAAGATGCCCTAGTAGAGCTAGGGTGCATCCCTGATGACGACTACAAGCACATAGTCCGTACTACATTTGTTTTTGGTGAGAAAGACAAGGATGATCCACGAGTTATCATCACAGTAAAGGAGTTGTAATGGACATCAAGATGAAGACCGAAGACGTCCAAGAGGCTATTCGGGAGTACTACATTAGGCGGGGGTATACCAGAGATCGTCTGGTCGATATCCATGTCAAAGGGGGCCGTAAGGTTAAGGGCAATGATGTACCGAATAACGGTACAGTTGAGCTTACTGTTATGGATATGTATATACGTCCAATTGAGGACGATATTATACCACCTCCTACATTCAATGCTGCGTCGGAAGATGTGAGCACACTGGTAGGGGAGTTAGAGGGTATTATGTCTAACGAGCCTGTCGCACTATCAGAAGATAAGCAGTTGGAGATGTTATTAGACATCGCTGATGATCTGCCTATGAATGTAGCCCCAAAGGTTACAGCTGGTAGTAAGTTTAAGAGCCTTTTCTCTTGAGAGGTTTTTTAAAACACATTAAGGTGGTGTTATCAGCAGGGGCAATCTTCGGATTGCTCGTTGCTGCACCTTTCCTGGCCGCTTTGGCAGGTATTTTTGTGTCCTTAGCAGCAGCCTGGTTTATAGCCAAGCTACTATTTATGGACGACACCAAAGATTAGAAGACGTTTCTAGCCATTTCAACACCGCTTTGGGTAAAGGCGTCTTCTACAATACCAAACGGACTGTTTAATATATTGAGACCCATATCAGTGGGATCATCTATATTGAATCCCATGAAGTCCTCAAGTAGTATTAGCATTATTCCCTCAACCGGCCTACCTTTCATCATCTTAAATATTACTCGTAACATCCTCATAGGATATTTAGTAAACATAGAGATGCCAGTATCGTTCATGTATTGAATGATCTGATGGTCAGGCAAATCGTAGTTAACGAACAGATCCCTTACAAGGTTCTCCGTCTCGTCTTTAGTCATTCCTACCACCTCAGTCTTGTACTTGAAGACTGCCTGCCTAGCAACAAAATCACTATATTGAGTAGTTTTTAACAGCAGTTTGTACATAGATGTATCATCAGTCATGTACGTATACCTACCAACAGCCTGAGCACCAGCATTAACCTTACTTAAGGTCTTGTTCTTGCCAGCAAACTTATTTATTTTCTCAGACAATGCACTTGCATATGAGTATGGATCAGACTCAGTGTCAATCTCCTCAGTAATACTTTGGAACATACCTCTACGTATTAACTCACGTACCGGACTATTGTGCAGAACAGACTCGAACGACTTGATCGTATCCTGTGCCTCTGAGATGCCCTTAGTGTCGTTCAGACTGATTGCAGCCTTAAGCTCTGCCTTGGTTGCATATAGATCACGCTTTACGCTCATATAGGCGTTTAGATCCCTTGCTGTACGTAATTGTTCCTTTATCATGAACTCAATGGGTACACCATTCAAAATACCAACAACAGTGTTAGATAAGATGTTGTGGTACAACACAGAGCCCGTCTTTATAACGATATTCTTCTTAGCCATAGACACCATTTCCTTCCAGATTACCTCAGCGATCTTAACGATTCTATGGTTCATGAAGGGCAGGTCTGCTATTGACAGGGATCGTTGACCAAATAATATATCAATGTACTTCTCATCAATATGGAGTTCATTGGCACCAAACACTTTCTTAATAAGCATCTTGGTCTCCTCAGGGAGCATGTTATACAGCTCACGATGCTTAGCCTTACCGGAGTTTAGACCAATCTTAATAAACTCATCCGATTTCTTAAGGAAGTTGGCGTCGAAGTCCTCCTTCATTAGTACCAGAGCCTCTTCGTTCATCACTGTAGTTTTAGCCTTATCAGAGATGGATCCTACTAGAGCACTTAGTACTACATTTGACCGTAGCTCCTGCTTGAGAACACTCAGCTTAGTGTGGTCAGTCATCATGTAACGGAAGTCTACAATATTCTGATTGGTATCAAAAACTGGTACCATCACACTTGAATCAGTGATTGCATGATCAGGGTTACGCATGTTCTTACGTGCTTCCCTGTTATTGCTAGTCACAGCAGCCTTAACTGCCTTCTTAGAAGAGGCATAATTGTATGTCTCTACTGTAGAGTTAGCCAACATCTGGGATAGCAATGTTCCAGAAGCACGCATGCTCGTAGTGGAGATGATGCCCCTGTTGTAGTCCTGCATTGTGACAAAGTCACTTGAGTACAGCGCCTTGTTATCTTTAGATGGATCCGAGACAGTGTCATCCTGTAGTGCAGCTACCAGCTTGTAGCCCATCTCCCGCATCTTCTTCTTTTCAGACAAGAGGGCAACCTTCACAGAGATATTAGGGTTGGTTATACTTTTAATATGTCCCTTAATTGTATGGGTCTTATCATTGTTGAAGTTCTTAGCCAGGGCATCCTGCTTAGCACTTACAGCCAGTCCCAAGAACTCAGTAACACCATTCTTGTTAGCATTAGCCTTTGTTTCCCGTTCAAAGATGTCTGCAGTACGTGCATTAACGTTACCATCAGTACTATCTATAGCGTATAGGGAAGCCAGGGTTTCAACTAGCGCTTCTACTGCCGCTAAATCCTTAGGCATGTCTTTAGGTTGCACAACACCCTTAGAGTTAGCAATCATATAGGCATTTAGGCGCTGCATACGTACTGTCACCTCACCTTTAGCCATGAACAGACCTAAGCCTTTACTCTGTTGGATGTAGTGATCACCTATAACGCCGTAGGCAGCTAACTTGGCCCGCACTTTAGCTATCTTATTCTTACGCACGCCTTTAGTGTTACGTAGGATATCAGCGAACTTAGGGATCTCCTCAGCAGTCAGGTTAGGGAACAGGCTAATTAGGTCTGTTTTTAGTACAGACAGTGTTAGTGCCTCCCAGTCCTGTTTCTCCATTGGAGTTCTGAATGACTCTTCGAGATGCTTACGAGTACCTTCAATGATGTTTTTACGACTTTGGTCGATAACCATCTTAGATTTGGCAAGCATATGCTCGACTTTGCGATCCATATCATTACTAGGGCCCGCTATTGTACGAAGGATGTACATAAGTAGACTGTTCTTACTAATCCTAAGTCGCTTACGACTCTCGTCTAGAGCTTCTCTGAATGGTAGTTTCATTATGGCGCCAGTGTCCCCAACAGGTAATTCCTGTACCGGGTTAACCGCTCCGACTACGCCAGCTGCAACATGCACGGACTTACCTAGTATGGTATTAGACCGTACGTTCTGTGCTGCTAAAGCCATCTTTGCTATAGGTGTAAATACCCACTTAGTTATCTTAAGTGCGGATATATCATCTACCCTGCCAATACCCTTCATGATGAAGTTCGTGTTAAACCGAGTCTTTGTATCTACCTTATTTAAAGCAGCTACTAATTGTATTAATGCCGAATCTGCGTTAGTTCCACGATGCTTAACTCGACCAATAATACGATCAATCAGCTCTAAGAATGCATTCTGGATACGTCCACCAATGGTCGTAGCAGCATCTCGTTTGGACTTGTAAGACATACTTGCAAGTTCCGCCTTAAGACGAGGGTCTGTTAATCCATAAGTAACAAACTCGTGTATTCCTCTAGCACTTGCTTTATTACTATTGCCGGCAGTATAGAATGTGCCCTTCTGCTCAAATACGTATTCATACGTGCTCTTAGCATGGGCAATCTCTGCATCCTTGTCATAAACATGGCCAGCGATGGATTCATCCTGAGACAGGAATGCTTTCCATGGCTCACCCTTGTACTTCTCATTAAGATGCTTACGAGCACGTTCCCTAAGTTTAACAATCTCAGCAGCTGTATTACTTAGCTTGGGATCATCAAACATAAAGCGTGTAATGGCATGCACTAATTCGTGTACGTACGTTGTACGTTCGGATCCTTGGTTCAGTAGTACATTACTACCGTTGTTTACACCAAAGTTAAGCAAGATCTCATTGTCTTGGATACTTCCGGCGTTAGTGTCACCAGCTCTACGCATACGTAGACTAAAGTCACCTAACTTAGACAGTGCAGGTGCAATTATATCTGCCAATAAGGTACGTAAATGGGTCACATGCTCAGCAGTATCTGTTGAGTTACCCTGTCTATCTGCAACACCTAAGGTATCAAAGATATCCAGTGCGTTCTCTGAGGAGAGTGTCTCACTATCTGAGTGTACGAAGTTCGTGTGATCAATCTGTGAGGCAGCATCTGCCCCTAAAGGCTGACCTAGGAATGCTTCAACAAGTGCGTCGAGACCAGCTTCAGTAACCTCTTCGTTAATGTTACCTTCATTGATAATACCTGTATTCTCTAGACCAGCATGATCTACATGTACAATATCTTCACCGAATAGTACTGCTTTATCTCCTTGGATCTTCTTTTGAGTCTTTAAGGCGGCCTTAAGCATAGCCTTGAAATCCATCTCAAATAAGGGGCTTTCACTATCTAGCACCTGGGTAGCAACAATAGCTGCAGCAGTAGGGTTCTTATCTAAGGTATCAACAATATTCTGAAGTAATGCAACTGCATTGTCGAAGATAGAGAAGTCCCTATTCGCCTCAAGTGTAGCTGTATTATATTCCTTAGTATTTCTTACAGTATTGAGTACTGTAGAGAACACAGCATCAAATAAGTGCATAACAGGGTACTGTCCGAATACACTACGTGCAGAGACATCGTCCATGCCCTGGATAGATCTTGCAACTAGGCTAACACCCGGTGCGCTGTCATTTACAGTAGAGGTACGTGCGCTGGTAGACTTCTTGCCATTAAATGGGCGCCCATCAGGATACCTAGTAACAACTCTAGATCCAGCATCTGTATTACGTTCATTGTTCTTCTTAAAGGCATGGATACCCGCACCATCACCTGTGTCAAAGAACTTCATTCTAGGATACAGAGCAGTTAGTGTTGGGTCATTATTTATAATCTCACGCATTTCGTTAGACATGAAGTCTTGCTTACGCGCTTCCATGAGACCTTTCTCAAGAGAGTCTTGTAGTGTTTTGAACACATGGTATGCAGTATTGCCCGCTTCGTTAAGACTCTCACCGTACACAGCAAACTCATTACCGAGCTCAGCTAAACCATCTTCCATGGCTTGACCGTATACTGCTCGTACAACTACTTGGAACTTAATTTGTTGCCACTTAGTTAGAACAGTATGAATACCATTATCAACAACTTTAGCTTGCTTGAAAGACTTTGGCTTATTTAGAAGCTTGTTATCAAACGCCATAATATTATTAACGTGGTCTAGAGCAATCTTACGTACTGCTGCATCAGGGCTTGTGAGACCTTCATACAGCTTGTCTAAGGAGGCTTCTACATAACCGGAAACTAGTGTCTTAACTCCTGCAAAGTAGTTGTGTTGCAATACAGGGTCTTTAGCGTCCGCTCGTGAAGGCATACCTAGAAGTGCAATAACATCTTCAGCATGCCCTTCGATAAACGCATCAGACAGTTTAATCTTGTCAGCCCACACATTTGCTAACATCTCGTAGTTGTCAGGATTTACCTGATTGTGTTCTACGTAGCTGGTTCTGTCTGTGTAAACACCACCTGCAGCTAACTTCTTAAGTGCACCTTCGCTTCGTAAGCCAGTGTTCAAGAAACTTATGATTAATCCACTGGTTGTAGCGTCAGTCTCTATGGCAATATTGACGGTAAACTTATCTGACTTACCCTTAAGTGCTTTATAGTATTCACCTAGTGCCACTAAACCATCTACAGAAATAGTATCTGCAAGTCCGTACTTGGCAGCTACAGTTACTGGGTTGGCACCGTCACGTACTTCCCTACCTGCATTAGCAATAGGGTTTCTACGTATTGGCTTACCTGTTCCAATTACTTTCTCGAACTCGTCGTTTACAGTGGCAAGTGTGTCCTTGTCTATAGCTACCTTAGACAACAGTGTCTGTGCAATAGCGACCTTAAACATTTGCATGTGAACTGGGTCATTCATTGAGAGCTCTTCCGAGAAACTCTCACCTGTTATAGGGTCAGTTGGGAATATTAAATGTCTGATCAACTTAGATGATTGTGGGGACACTGCAGACTCAGCCATACCATGACGACTGTTATTCCAGCTATTATAGCTGTAGTGGAACTGATCTTGTCCGCTTAGAGCCATCATGTCGAAGAACGTAAGAGTATCTGTAATCTCTCGTAAGATAGTATCGTTATCTGCTATCGCCTTCTCCATGAAGTACGTAGCCACCTCACTAAGGTCTGACTTGAACCCGGAGATATCTTTTAGCGCCTGGATGGTAGCTTCTCTGTCAGTGCCACCAAGTAGTGCTGCTATAGCTGGCTTAAAGCGCCACTCTACAGATTGTGCGTACTCAATATCTTTAATTACTTTAGCAGGGATCTTCACATCACTACGTAGGTAAGTAGCACCCTTACGTACCTTACGAGGCTTCAACGAAGGGAACTTCTTGTTAGATGTAATGCCAAATAGTGAATCTAGGATCGTACTGAGTGCAGCTTCTTGTGAGCCATTCTTAAGGGAGTAGTTATCCACATAGCTACGTACGCTATCTATTACAACATCTTTACCTTCTTTCTTAGTAACTGCAACTCGTACAAAATTCACTAACTCAGGTACCACAGGAGCGTCTGGGTTTAAAATATCTAACTCATTCCTTGGCTTGCTAGATTGGGTCAATAAACCCATCTTTCCCATAATATCAATGGTTGTAAGACCTAGCGCAGTAATCATTTGAGCTTCTAACGTCTCGTCTGCAATAGCAGTACCTTTGAGACCCAGTTGCTTAAATATCATGGCACCTATGATGTCTGCCATAGCTGCTTTAGTGGTACCCACTCTACGGAATGGTTGTAGGGCGGAAGAAGATACCTGCTCATTGGAGTCTAATCCAACTAACGCCTTAACAGCCGCGTCGTCATTGTATATGGTAGATGTGCCCATGGTTGCAAGATAATCCATACCACTCATAGCCATAATGCTTAGAATGTTTGGATCCAGGTAACCTGTGAATACACCGTTTACTGAAATCATCTTAAGTAGGTAGTTCATTGGGTTCTCTTGGAACCTGTCAGTACCTTCTTTATGTACAGTAGACATATTGTCTTTATCTAAGTTATTAGATAATCCAGCAATAATATGGATACTGGCTGCAGTAAATTTAGAGTTAAAGTCTGCAAGCGTGGATACAGTAGACAACTCTGCCTTATTCATCTTAAGGAATGCAGCATTCTTCTTGAACGCTTTAAAAAAGTTGCGGACTGTTTTAAATAGGTTACGCGATTCTAGCGTGTCCTTGATTTCTTCTTCAGACTGGATCTCCTTAGAGCTCTTAGGCTCAAGTACAGAATCCATAGTTCTACCAGCTTCCCGTGCTTCTTCTTCACCGGTAGGCCATATAGTAGACTGTACGTACTCTGCTTCAACACTCTCTTGGTAGATATCGTTGAGGTAATCAAGATCTATCTCGGTATCTGTGAGTATTGACTTAGAGAGGTCATAGACCTCTAGAGCAGTCTTAGGATCAGCTAAACGAGCAGCTTCTTTGGCTGCAGCCTTATCTATAATCACTTGGAGCTCTGCTTCTAGGGCAGCAATCCGTGCATCGTATGTAGATGGATCCTTAGCAGTCTTCTGGGACTTCTTCATCCCCTCAATAACATTGTTAAGGGTGATAGCTTCTTTACCCAACGAGTTGATACTAACTGGGGCAGCTTCTGTAGGCTCTATAGCGACTTCTTCAACAATTGGAGTTGTAGTCTCCTGAACTACTGCTTCAACCACAGGGGCCTCTGTAGGAGCTTCAGTAGCTTTGGATATGTCCTCATCAGTTACCTGAGCAACCTCTTCTACAGAATCTTGGCTCGTGGAGCCATCGTCCATACTATCTATCTCTTCCTGACTTAGGGGAGCAGGTGCCGTAGGCACACTCCCACTCAAATACTCTTCTTCTGTAGTAGATTGGGTCGTAGCACTCTCGGTAGTAGTACCTGTGCCATTGACTGCTGCAGTGGTCTGGGCTAAGTAGCTAGCAATTACTTTGTTTTCTTTAGTTATCTGATTCGCTAGTGACCTAATCTGCCCGTCTTTAGCAGAGTCCCACACTTTACCTACTCCATCGACATTCATACCATATTTGGCTACGTCAGTTAGAGTGAATTCTGTAATACGTCCAGATTCGTCTTGAGATATGATATTTATTCCAGCTGGAATCTTTTGCTCAGTTTTTTTGCTAGCAATGTCTCGGTTGTGTTGCCAAACAGCATTAAACGTACCTGCCTTAACCCTCATATACTCAGCAAATTGAGTAAACTTAGCTAAGTGCTTTGTAGCTGCTTCTGTATCACCACTAAGTAGTGCGGCTTGTATAGTTCGTGCATGGGTTTTGGCACCTACAAATAGGTTACCTTCACCACTTAAAACATCTGAGCCAACTTCCTTCATACTCTTTAGGCGTTTGAGGTAGTTAGTTGCAACTTCACGTTCTGCACCCTGAGGTTTAAACTCATTAATGAACGCTTTAGCTTGCTCTTCAGTGACAATATCATCTGTCTTCATTGAATAGAGTACACCACCTTTTAGCTTTTCACGGCTCTCAGGTGACAGGGCAGCTACCATACCCTTTTTAACAATCTCTTCAATATCTATAGCTAACTGTTGTTGATCAATGTTCTCACCAAGTTCTTGACGAACATTAACATCGTCTATGACCTTGGTTTGTATATCTTGTAGTTTCTTAAAATCATTAAGCAGGGCCTCAGACACTGTGCCTGGGTTCTCCTCCATATGTATTGTGGCGGCGTCCACCATGTCAGACAAGGTTTCAACATATTCTTTAGCTTCTGCGGGCGTGCCTGAAATTTTATCAGCAGTGTCCTGTGAGTACTTAACTGCTTGATATACCGGACTGTCTGGGGAACTACGCTCATCTAAGCGGGATTCACGTACCTTAGTTAGAGCCTCACCTGCAGTCTTCTTAATAGACTGTACGATAGCAGTTTCACCACCACTCTTCTTAACAGCTTGAGCGTACTCAAGAGTACCACTCGCTGTAGCAGTTGTTCCACCCATACCAGCAGCTACAAAGGCTACATCTATAAAGCGGTCAACAACTTCTTCTTTAGTGTACTGAGCTCCCTGAGTAGCAGCTGCACCGATAATAGCAGTCTCTTGCAATACCTCTGTACCTGACTCCCAGGCAGCCTTACCCAAGATAGTCTTACTAACACCTTTAGCAGCATCTATAAAACCTTTTTTAACTAGGCGATCTACAATCTGATCACCTGTCATACGAGATAGCAGGCTCTTAGGTATGACCTTGCCGGCACCGAAACGGTCTAGAACACTGATAAGGATACCAACACCAATAGCCTTAAGCTCATTGATCTCCACACCCTTATCTTCCATCTCCAGTGCAGATTCACCCACACCCATGGATCCAGCTAATAAGGTTGTGCCTCCAGCTACTAACATTGCAGCAGGTACACTAAATGGGGCAGTAGCAGCAGCTGCCAAACCACCTACAAGTGCAACACCTGATGTAGCAACGTTCTCACCCATCATTTCCCATAGGCGTCCTACCGTATTGCCCATGCCTTGTGTTTCAAATGTCTCACGTAAGCTCTGACCACCATATTCAGATTCATAACCACCAAGTTCAATATCTCTAACTTGTTGATCAATTACCGACTGGCCCCAGCTCTCAACAGAGTCTTCGCCCATAAATGAACCGACCGTACGTACGCCAGCTCCAATCATCTTTTGAGCAGAATCTACAGACATAGAGACAGCAGAGTCCCTACCATTTAATATACGGTGCTTAGTAACTTCATCGTATTCTTCTAATTTTACCAATGGATCATAGGGAGTTCTTTGCTGAAGTCTCTCTTGTTTTTCTACGGTTTTGTCTGCGATCAACTCAGCCTTAGTCATAGGAGGCTCTACAACCAGGTCAGGAGACACATAGTTACCTTGCTGAACAGCTAACGCATCCTCAAAGTAGTTAGGCGCTGGGGCAGCTTGTGGCGCCTCAGGTAAACTTACAGTAGGGGCTGGTATATCCATCTTTGCATTCGGAGAGTTCAGCGGAGTGTTTAGTAGATCCTGCTCAGACATGGTGTATCCTGTAGATATGAGAAAGGGGCATATTATGCCCCTTAGTGTATTCAGTTATTGCCTAATCAGCAAGGAATTACTTATTACTGGCACCCCATGCCTGCAATGCTTGTCGATAAACATCATCAACAAATTCATCAGGAATGTTATGCGTAGACTTAATTAACCGCTTAATAGTGGCTTTATGAGGCTCAGTATCACCTGGTTCCATTTGACTAAGTACTAAATCTACTAAGCGACCATCTGCTGGCATCACCTTAGCTAGGTCTTCCTCACGCGCAACTGTTTTAGCTGTAGCAGTTTGTGCTCGCTTAAGTACCTTATCAAGTGTCTCTTGTGCGTATGCAGCAGCTTGAGGAGTCATTGCGGTTTGAACACCACCCTGAGCCGTAGACACTGCTTGGGCATCAGCTTTTGACACACTGCCGGTTGAGTTAGGTGCAATAAGAGTTTTAGCGTTTGCTACAGAGATCACAGCTGCACTAGGTAATGGTGTGGTAGTAGCTGTACTAGGTACTACTCCAGTGCCAGTACCTTTCTTAGAAGCTAGCGCCGCTGCTTGTGAGGCAGCTAAGGCGTCTGCTTCAGCTTGTTTACCACCAGCAGTAAGCCTATCAATAATAGCCTTATTAGAAGAGGTGCTCTGAATACCTGAGGCATTACGTACTTTTGCTGTAGCGTCAGATAGCTGACCATCACGATTGTTACGTAAGCTCTTTTTACCTTTCACATACTCTTTACGTAAGGCAGTAGCTCTACCAACTTTAGCTAACCCCTCTTTCAAGAAGTCGTTATTCGCTGCGTCTTTGCGAAGCTGGTCTGTGTCCACACCGTTGTCAAACCAAAGAACACCTTGTTCATGGTTACGTTGGATAAGGAATATTAGTTCAGCATCACTTAGATTAGCGTCCTTACCAATATCTCGAATTATACCTTTAAGAGTTCTACCTGCATCAATACCTGGTTCCCAAGTACCTGATTCATACTGCTCGTTGATATACTGATCCACTGTAGTGTTATCCACAGTAGCTGCAACCATTGCAGGAGAGATACCAAGTATTTGGGAGGTACTGTTGTAGTTCTCCTCTAGTGATTGAAGATCCATCTGGTAATCTTCATCAATGTTCTTATTGGCTTGCTCGTACGCAGGACGTAGGGCCTCATCAATTTCACTAAAGGTACTAATCACACTCTTGTGGGAGGCAATAGCCGCTTGCTTCTCAGTCTCGGTCATCTGACCACCAGCTCCACCTAAGATATTAGTTAGGAAGTTCTCTTTCTGCTCAGCAAATGTGGCAGGCACCTGATAGCCACCTGCACGAGCTGCCTCTGCAAACATACCCTGCTGTTCTGGAGACAGTGTCTCAGTACCTAATAGGTTACCGTTTTCAATACGTACAGAACCTTGTAATTCAGCTGGCAAAGATGCTCTAGCTTGCTCAAAGGCATTTACGTTACCTTGTAGGAAATCACCATACCCGGTACGTGTCTCAGTGTTTACACGATCCATAGTACCTGCAAGTGCTTGCTCACGCTGGGCATCGTAAGATGAGCGAAGTAGGTCTCGGTCAATACGCTTACCATATCCATCAAGACCTACACCAGTAACGGAGTTCTTAATCTGACCGTATTCAGTAAGATTAGTAGTGTCTTCAATCCGACGGCGCACATCTGCAGTGTTGACATCAATATCATCCTGTAGACGAGACTCCACACCCTTATCATAATTAGAGAGTCCAGTTTGTGCTGACTCCATTGCCTTAGAAAATAGGTCGCCTGCTGCAGTGAGTGCACTAACTGAAGTAGCGCCACTCGGTGCAGTCATTTGTGTCCATTTGGGTGATTGGTAAGCCATAATACTTATTCCTTATGCTACGCCACGGTTCTTAACATACTTATCCGCAGCAGCTGTTGCTTGCTCAGTATTTAAGCCATTTTCACGCTCACGACGCTGTTGACGGTCAAATAGTTGATCATTAACTAAAGAACGCTGAGACTGATATTGCTTCTCGAACGATCCACGTCTAAAGTCTAGGTCAGAGGCAGCCAGTTTACGTGCTTCGTTACCTAGGTATAGGCCACCCACTGCAGTTAGCGCAGAAATACCTGTTGCAGCCTTACCACCTTCACCACCCCAACCCCAAGGAGTATTCTGTCCTTTGGTAGTATCAGCCATCTGTGTGATTGACTTATATGGGAGTACTTGGTTAGCACGTGCCTGCTGCTGCATTAACTCTGCAGGAGATGGCTGTAACGGTTGTGCGTAATTCGGCATCTGCCACTGTGACATACCCATGCTACCTTGCTGAGGTGTTGCCTGATTTGCAAAAGGCGCACTGGACATAAAGTTAGCGCCACCTGACTGCAATGGGCCCATGCCCTGCCCAAAGGTATTATATTCCGCCATTGAAATTCTCCTAAATACATTATTAATAGTAGTTTACATTGTTATAGCTACTATGTGAATAGTTACCTAACTTGCCTCCATTGGGCTAAGTTTAGGGAGTGTTAGTTTATTATCATAATAAGTTTCTAGTTGGTCATACACCAGCACACCTGGGTTCTGTGTAAGTGTCCTGGCAAAGAATGAGGTTGGTGCTTCATACGTACTAACACCTGCAAGAATACTTGTCACAATCAACTCGCTGTACTCTGTCTCCTCTAGCATGTCCTGCTTTTCTTTAAGGTCTTCCCACAACTCATTCGAGTCTTTAACGAAGTCCTGCATATCTATCTGTAGATCTTTCATCTGCTGCGATAGATAGGCGTTACCTACAGCGCCCACTACATTTATTAACTGCATTGGGTCTGAGAGACTAAAGGTAGAGAAGTCAAAACCAGACTCTCCACCAGCTGTATTGCCATAGTAGGACACTGCAAGTATCACTAGTGCCTTTAGGTATGGATCATCTATCATCTCAAGGACAATCTCTAGAACCATATTAATAGCCACAGCCGTAGCAAACGCTGCATAGAATGCTGCCGCAGTCGTTCCTCCATCTTGTATATAAAGTGCAATAAGCACTGTAATAGCAATAATCACATACTTCTTTATAGCCCGCCAGATCTCCTGATACCACTTTAGGTAGTATTCAGTGAGTGAGTGACTGACTATTACAAAGCTCTCAACAAACACCTGTTCCTTAAGCTCAAGGGTAGGCAGCTGCGCTACTACTCCATGGATCAGAGGAATACAGAAGTTGTCATAGTCCAAATGTGTATCGTCAGTAGATACATTAATTGTAACCGTCTTAGTGGCCCCAGAGGGGTAGTCTACGACAGTATGTGCAATGACGCCTGCAATGACTAACTTGCGGTGAGTAGTAGCTCCTGGAGCGCTAGGAGCGTACACAGTGATAGACCCACTTGGTACATTGATCTCTAGCTGTTGAAACTCGAACACCTGGCCAGCGACAATACTACTATCATAGGTAGTTCGCACACCTGACTCAACTGTACTGGTTATAGACTCGAATTCTAACTTAAAATTGTAGTCACTCTCTGAAATGTTTACAGAGTAGTTTGACTGAGACCACGTAGCGCTACCCGTACTAGGATCCACATGATTCAAGTAGATAGCATCGAAGAACTCAAATAAGTAAGCCCTACCTGCCTGTGTAGTAGAATTTATGTTGATAGCGTTTAACAAGAAGACGTCTGTTATATGGTTCTCTTCATTACCCACATCTGTAGGTATACCCTCTTTAATAGCCTCAAACACTCCTACAATAGGGAAGCTTAAGCTAGTGAGTAAGTCTTTGGCATCGTCGTACTCAGCCTTACGGGAAGCATGGTCAATGAACACACTATCCAACATAAGTGGGTAGATTGGGTAGGCTACAAAGTCATCTGAGTTAGCGTACGTATTAAATATATCGTGGAATAAATGAGCGTCTGTCACCGCCGGGGTGTAAAGTTTTACCTTAGCTAGGCCCAGGTGGGTATAGGAATATCTTACTACTTTTATGTTGTGCCCAACAGATCTGTAACCTGTCTTAGTAGTAGTACTAATAACTGTGCTGCCACTGTCTAGAATTGTCTCTACATAAGTAAAGGTTGCATCATCTACATAAGATACGCTGGAATACACCTTGGTGAATGAGGCACCTGACTCTGTGTAAGTGTAGGAATGAACTGAGGCATCATATGTACCTATAGGGGATTGTACTGCGTCCAATTGATCCATAGCAGAAGCTACCGTGTATGCGGTGCCTGTTATAGTTGGGGTGCCCTCTGGGAATGCCAAGCTCAGGAAGTAGTCCGCATTACGTAGAGGACTAGTCTGAGTTATAGTTGGGAGTTTGTGTACATAAGAGGTTTTAGCTCTGTTTATGTAACTAGTGGCTGAGGTATACCTATTATTAATAAGCACCCTCTTAACCGCTGCAGCAACTGTTAGGCCCCTACTATGGGCCGTCATTACTGCCTTTCGCATTGTTGGGATGGTTGCTTCCATCTCCCCAAATACCGGGGAGGTGTGAGCTCGTGCTTCTCTAGTCCAACCCATCTATTACTCCGTTATGGCGTCGCAGTAGAATATTCTAAACCAGTGCCTCTAACAGCGTTCTTCAGCACGTTACCAATCTCTGTATTTGTAACAGGGATAACGTATGCGTTTGGATCGGTACCCTTAGCAATCTGCCAGATCTCACTAACTAACTTAGCAGCCTTCTGCTCTGCGTCTCGTGCGAATCCATCCTTCTGGGCAACATACAGGTCTTGTTGCTTAGTCACTAGAAGAGTTTGCTGCACTTCAGTCAATGCTTTCTTATCAAGCACGGACTTCTCACTACCCATCTTAAGCACTTGCTGTGCTTTAACTAGCAGGTCTTGTGTAGATTGGGAATCATTACGAGTAGTGCCAGCAGTTGTCTCAGCTACTTGAGCAGCAGACAATGCAACAGCACTAGTTAGTTGATCACGCTGCTTAGCGGAGGTATCTAGACCATCCTGAAGCTGTACGTTAGCTCTAGAAGTACCATCAACACTTTCAGCCATCTGCACATGGATCAAATCAATTTGGTTATCAATTTGAACACGTTGCTTAAGGCTAGTGTTTAAAGCATCTTGTAACTGGATATTGGCACGCGATGTACCATCTAGCTGCTCTTGTACCTGAGTGTCTACCAATACGATACGAGAGTTAATCTCCTCACGCTGCTTTGATCCACTAATCAGGTCATCGTTTAATTTGGTCAAAGCCATCTCTGCTTGCTGCTCACCGAGTACAAACGACACGGACTGTTGCATTGCAGACTGAACTGCACCGAGGTACACAGTAGCGTACTCAGCACCTGTAATACGGCCCTTGCTATATTGATCAGTGAGGTGGGCAGTAACTGAAGCCATAAGCTTATCGAACACACCTGCACCCGACAATGTTCCTTCAGTTATCTCTGTTATAGCAATAGTGGGCATATAAGTACCTTAAAATTTAACAGTAGAAGAGTATGTGGTGTCTACAGTCACTGCGTTTACATTCGTAACGTGAGCTACGTTTGTAGACGTCAGCATCTCATATCGCCACACACCTTTCTTATTTAATACATCTGAGAACGTAATAGAGCCCGCTGCAGATGTAGTTGGGACTACGTCAGTAGTTAGTGCAACACTAGAAAAGATACCATCAGGATCCACTGCACGTACGCTGATAGCGTCTGCAGCTACTTCACCACTCTTTAATAGAGGACGGGTAATTGTAAAAGTAACAGTGGAGCCTACGGTATACATATAATCTTCCTATTATTCGTCGCTAACTAGCGCTTGTTGACGAGCCAAGTTACGGATCTCTTCTGGTGTCAGAGGAGTTAATACATCAACACTGAACTCAGGTACCAGCTTACTCTTACGAGTCTTGGCTCCACTAGGCGCAGTAGATGTATAAAATACAGAGCACTTACGCTCTTTAATCATGTCAAATATGATGTTTGGTACGTGCCAGCCATCTGGTGCATCAAACGGTACATATTTTTTAAATGTACCCAACTTAGCCGAACCTACAGAAAAGATCTCTCCTTCCCAGTTCTTCTTGTTTGGATTCATACAAGTAATTCGTATACGAACAAGCTTCGAGGCTTCTTTACGTATTACAGCGATTGCCTGACTCTTAGAAAGAGGGGCTTTAGCTGCCTTTACTACTACTTCTTCTTCATCGTCTTCTGGGGTTAGTGCTTTGTTAACTAAATTACGCAGCTTGGTTACACCAGTGTTATGACGGTACTCAATACCCAATTGGGTAGCTCGTGCTCGTAGAGAGTCTAATTCACTAGGAATTTCGTTATCTTCTACATCTTGTTCAATTTCATCGTTCATGTGCTTCTACCTTTTTAAAAGAGGGTGATACCTCTGGATATGAAAAAACCTCCCCCGAAGGAGAGGTTATATTATACCGTTACTTTAAATTTCAGCAACAGTCTTAAGTACTGCCAAGCGCTCTGCACGCAAAATCATAGTACCGTAGTACCACTTGATGCTGTAGAAGCCAGTCTCGCCGTATGGGTCAGAAGAACTATGGTTCTCACTAGGACGTACGTGCTTGATCTTGAACTTAACAGACTTGCCATCAGTTTGGAAACCGATAGTAGTAAACGCGCCTTCACCAACAACCATCATTGGGAATACGTCGTAGTTAGAGCCAGTAGCATAGTAGCCAGCGTTAGCTGATTCTGCTGCACCAACACCTGCCCACTTCATCATCTCAGGAACTTCTACGATGCGGAAGCTGTCTACTGAACCAATCTCACCACGGATTACACTGCCGGCCTGTGCGTACTGTGCAACAGGGATAAAGGCTTTGTTTGAATGGTAATCGGTCATCTTCATGATCGCAGGGATCATTTCAGAACCAACGTACATAACACGTGCAGCGTTAACTACCTTAGTGTCTACCATGCGCGAACCAGAGATTACTTTGGTTTGCTTAGGCGTACGGTTGTTGTTTAGCTCAATGCTAAGCTTAACTAGATCGTCATAATCTACAGCTGTGATTGCACCAGTCTCACCAGATAAAGTAGCAGGAGTAGTTGCTGTACCAGCAAAGCGTACAACACCAGCACCGTTCAACAAGTCAATCTGAAGTTGATCTTCAGTGATCTCGTTAGCAGCTTTAACAGACTCGGTAGTGATGTGCTGAAGTAATTCAGAATCAGAATCGAAGTCCAAAGACTCTTGAGTGTACTCATCGAAGAAACCAAACTTCTCGATAGTGCCTTCAAGTTCTAAACGCTTCATACCAACACGGTTAACACGACCACCAGCTTCAGACAAAGCAGGAATCTTGGTAGCGATAACACCAACGTCTTTAGAAGAACCATACAAGTTACCGTCAGCAATGACAGTACCAGCAGCGTTGATGCCCTGGTCGTTCACGTTACGTGCATCTAGGATAGGCATGTAATGGAAGCGCTTGATAGTCTTACCCATGTTTTTAGGCATGGCAGTAACGTCAGCTAACTGGCCGAAGTATTGTTCTTTTGCGGCTTCTACAAGAGCTTTCTTGTGGAAGTAATCGGTACGGATCTGACTACCAATGTCAGAGGCCGTGCCACCTTTTGGGTCGTTATAAGTTTGACTCATTGTAATACATCCTTAATAAATAGTAATTTAAACAAACTTACTAGCAGACATCTTCTCGAACTCTTCATCACTCATGTTGAGGACGTCAAATTGAGCCTTTGACTTACTAGGCTTACTTTTTGTAGAACCCGCAGCTTTTCGCTTGTCTTTAAGCTTTGGATCTACAGGATTGTTTGCCTTATTAACACTATTTGATTTGGATGTACTAACTGGTTGGGTTGGAGTGGCCTGTACAGGGTCACCAAAACCTCCATTAGCATTGATCGCATCGCCTACTTGTTTATAAGCCTCAATATCAGAGAGACCGTTAAGTCTTCCTAAAATTCGCTCCCGTTCTACAACTTCACTGACCTTCTTGAATATGCCAGATCCAACATGCTCGTTGATAACCTTAATGATATTAGGGTCTTTGGCGATTATGTCTTTGGACGTTTCGTCCCACTTATTACCAATGATATCAATAGTAGTGTTAAAGGTGCTCGTGTCTCGAATATCATCGAGTATCCCGTCCAGTGCTACTTCGTTATCAGAGACATTGTAAGTGTTGGGCTTATATGCAATGTTGTCTGTGTCAATATCTAATGGATCTAGTCCACTATCCTTCACTAGCTTCTTGATTGCCTCAGGATCTTTTTTACTGAGATCAATCAGGTAGCTAAGTTTTCCTTCGTCCAGTAAGCCATGGTTATCTAACATCTTAACAACCTTCAGATTAGGCTTTAATGCCGCCATCTTCTTGTTGTAGTTAGCACCCATTTGCATCAAGGAGCGGGCATCTTCTACCGTATCAACCTTAATGTCCTTACCATTAGCCTTAAACGGGCTAAGTAACGCTTCATACTGAACTTTATAGTCTATTTCACCTTTAGAGTCAACTTCAGGCGCTTCAGGATCCCCAGAATCTTCTTCTGCAGGACTTTCAGCTCCGTCCGGATCATCATTAGGCTCGTCGTCAGAATCAGCTTCAGGGGCTGTATCAGCCCCTTCAGCTTCTTCCTCAGGTTCGTCACTTGAATCTGTATCATCATCGTCGTCTTCCTCGTCACCATCTACTGAATCGGTTACCTCAGAGTCAGCTTCTTCAGCTGGGGTCTCAATAACTTCTTCTGTGTCTAGACGAGCCAGCTCTGCTGCAATAGCGTCATTGATCTCATCATCGGGCAGGTCAAGGATATTAACTTCTTCGGAGTCTGACATATCATAACTCCTCTGCTAATAGTTCCTGACGAGTTTCCTCGTCTTCCTTAATACCCTGCTCAGCCATGCGTCCAATCTGCATTACCGTATTCAAGTACTGTCTGAAGTGACCAACAGCTGTGATGCTGTCATTGATGTTCTTCTGTACCCGGTCTTCCTGCATTGAAGGATCTGCCCTTAGAATAACTAAGCGACTTGCTTCATCTACAAAATAACCATCATCTATTAGTGATTTAAAATCCTTATTCTTTATAAGGCGTAATAAACCATCCATCTTAGCTACATCTTGACGCGCTGCATCAATACTAACTTCGATCTGCTCAATTTCACTCATTTCAGTCTACCTTTGTGTCCCCCAGCTTTACCTGTAGGTTATCTTGGTTTAATTTAAATACGGGTTGCTGGTGCCTCGCCACCTTTTAACATATTCTCTGCAGCCTTTAGATCAAGGGCAGAGCGTCTATCAAAATCTTTCTTCTGTAACTCTTTGTCTACATCTGCTCCAGACTCACGCTCTAGGAACGTTAGGTCTTCGCTGTCAGACTTACTCTCTAAGTTACGAGTCTTAGCCATCTTAAGCTGAACATCAACTTGATTCTCTTGGGCTTTAGCTTGCTCATTAGCAATCTGGGCCCGCTTCATCTCCATCTCCAATTGATGCATCTCTTCTGCCATTGGATCAGGTTGTGGCTGGTACTCTTTAATTCTTTTAGCTAGTGCCGGCATCTTACGTAGCGTGGCAATCTCTTCTAATAGCATTTGACCCATTGAAGGATCCATTGAGTTGCCCATAGTCTGTAGCATGAATGCTAGCTCCTGGGCTTTCTCATTATCTGTCTCAGCGGTACTAATAGTAAGTCTAAGGTCAAAGTTGCCTGCTAGGTCATCTCTACGTACCTGAACGAACTCTTCGTTGGTAATACGTACAGTCTCTTCCTCAGACAAGAACTCAGCATTCATAGCTAAGATTTTACGACCTGCTTCACTAATACAAGTAGCTAATCGACGTAGTATACCTAACTCACGCTTACTTGTGGCATCTAATGTGCCCCGTATGCCTGTAGCTGTTGATCCAAGTGCTTGACCAGACAAACCTGAAGAGAACGCTTTAACACCTGTTAGAGACTCTGCTTCCTGGTTCTGTAGTCCAATCATCGCTTCAGCTGACTTAGGAATCTCTGGATAAGCACCCATATGGAATGCTTGTCGTGGATCTACCTGGGCGTTGAACTCGTAGTCTAGACCCCGTTCATACTTACGACGGTTCGTGACGTCTAATGCATCCTTACGGATACCTAGCTGACCGTTAGCAGAGCGACCCATGATATCAATCATACCGCGAGTTACTGCACCTACAATCTTTTGATTATCTTCTAGTAGTGCACCATCTGGCTCACCATAGCTTGAGTTACGCTTAGGTAACATCTGAGCCATAACAAAAGGAATCTGTTGGTCAGGGAAGGGGTTAGCCTCCATACGTATAATTGTGTCACCAACATAGGTGGCTACAATGGGTTCTACGATACCTGTCTTGTTAATGTCCCAGTAGCCCCAGTACTCATATGCAACAAACTTCTGACGAGGTTTATCTTTAAATGAGAATGCAGCTTCCTCAATAGAGGAGACATGATCTGGCTCCGCTAATAATGAGTTACCAGTAATATTAATTTTATCTAGATTAGTATATCTACCATCTTTCTTAAGTCCTGATAGGTCAGTCTCAAAGCTATAAATTAGGAACTGTGCCTTCTCAATGTCACCCTTACAGGTTGGATCTAGTATTACATTGTCTAGTTCACATACTTCTAGTGTAGGCTGGTTCTTAACGATCTGAGTTTCCTCAACCATCTCAGTACCAGTCTGCACTTCCTCATATGGAGGGATGCCCTGAGCAGCCATCTGAGCTGCTTGCATAGGATCCTGTACTGGAACCTGCTCCATAATAGGGCGTTCTACTTCTACAATCTTGTCTTCATATTCCCAGCCCACGCGAAGAATTACTGTGCCTTCGTCAACTGCAGCCCGGATGTACTCATCAATGAAGCGATTCTTCTTAATCTTAGTGTTGAACTGGTTATTCAAAACTAATTGATTCTGTATAGCACCTTCTTTGTCTTCAAAGGTAATGGGTTCTACATTGAACACATCCTCTGTAGATAGGAATGGTTCACTGAGGGCAGCATAGCGCCATTCAGCCTGTTTACGAATTAGCTTAGGCGCTACGGCGCTACGCCCCGTGCGCTTGGTAATTGCAGCCTTGCCCTCAATGTTGAGGTTATCGACCCAAGTGTTTACCTTAGCCATCTGTAATTGGTGAGCAGGTAGTGCCTCTGTATAGTCTGCCTTCAAGTCAGCTACTTTGGGAGCATTCTCCCATTCAGTTAACTCTACAGTGCTTTCACTGTACAGATTCTTATCAGATGATTCATCTGAATATACTACTTCTTCATCAAACTTTTCTGACATGTCGTCCATACCTTAAAATAATTGCTGTATCGTACCACATACACCATACATATTATAATTGTAAGCCTATTTGAGCTTAATGCCGGAGAACTTACCGGACATTAACTTCGTGAGCATTCCACGCATTCCAAACTTAACAACGTATACACCAATAACTAAATACTGATACCACTCAGGCATAGCAGCGAATGACTCAAATGCTGCTGTTATCTCTGTTTGGTAACCCATGAATGATGCTGCTATAGGAATCAGCAGCAGGGCTATCATAATCTCATCTAAGAAGGACTTATCCATCTGCTTCATGGCTACCAGGTCTAGATTAAACTCTTGAGTCTGACCACTATCTGCTAGTTTGTTAGCTGCTCGTACACCTGCAACCTTCACGTCAGCTTCTGCCTGTAGACCAATAATAGCTGCTGCTTGTTTAGCTTTAGCTATATCGTTCTTACCACTTAAATAAGTCTTGCCTAAGTCAGCTATTGGGCCAACTAGTGATGAGAAGATACCCATATTAATCCTTCAGTTCAAAGTGAGGCATATCCTGCCAACTCTTCCAGTTACCGCCCCATTTGAGCCTATAACCTAACTGGGCTGCTGCTTGTAGCATTGCTGCAGCAATCAGGGCAAGATGAAGCTTGTCCCAGCTTGCTTTGCCGTCAACGTAAGCGTACACGTCAAGTGCTTTTCCCGACTGATGGTAGGATTTGTTGTTTCTGCCGTCAGCCTTAGAGACTCCTGAGGTGAACAATGCGGCTTGATCTTCAGTGGTACGCAGCCCGCCAGTAGAAGGGATACCGAAATCAATATTAGAGATGGATATTGCAAGGTCACTGATCTCTATTAAGCGAGGATCTACACCTGCACGGTTGTTTAATGAATTTTGGCCTAGTTTGAACATGGTTAACCTCTAAGGACAACAGCTACACCAGCAACGATGGTAGCTATAAGTAATCGGACAAACCATTCATTAGCACTACTAGTTCTTGTGACCAGGGCCAACTTAACTGCATGCTCATCAATGGTTTCACTGTGTTTATTAAGACGCCTATCTTGCATCTCATTGTGGGTTATTAACCCGTCAATCTTTGTGTCTATTTCTACGAGCTTAATCATAGCATCGGCTAGCTTATCTATCTTCGCTTCTAACCGATCAAATCTAACATCAGCTTCCATGTGAATCCCCCAATACGTTTGGCCCGATTTTAACATCATTCAGCTCCTTTATCCCAACCTTATGTCGGATATATTCGCCGTACTTACTGTGTAGAACTACGCAGGTCATAGATCGGTCTGATCCATAGCCTGACTCGGCGTGCCAGTTATCCACCGGACTTAATACGTTCCAACTCTCCACAATCATACCACCAATTTCTTTGGCGGTCTTGTGATGTATGTGACCCATCCAACAGAAGCGGTGGTCAGTGTCACCCCACTGCTTAGACATCGTCCGTGTGACGTGCTCATAGACCCTTTGAGGGGTCATACGGTCACCGTGGTGTGTCACTATAAGGTTTGATCCAAACGTATAAGACACGTACTTAGATACATTCTCTAGCACCTCTACACGGGGCTCGTCCTCGTATAGAGCTTTAATCATAATATTCAATGATAGGGCAGCATCTCTGTCGTGGTTACCACGAGCATTTAGGATAACTACCTTCTCATGTTTCTCTAGCATCATGTTAATCATGAGGCGTAGTAGAGAGCCTGCTGCTTCATATGCTCTACTGAAGTGACCATCTACATCTAGAATGTTACCACTCTGGGTCATGTTGGTAGCATCGTTTGCATGGAGGAAGTCCCCTAAGTTAACGAGCATACCAGTAGTAGCATCAACACCTCTAGCAATGAGGGTATGGGTAGCATCTATTAAGATGGATTTAGCCTTCTCAATATCATAATCTGCACCCCCGGTGATGGCAGCGTGAGCCAACATACCTAAGTGGTGGTCTCCAATGACATAACAGGACATAAGGTCACTATCAGTATCAGTGGGTTTAGTAATAATTGTATGCTTACCTTTTAGATCCTCTGCAAGTCCTTCTACAAACGATTTAATGGCCTCAGCTTCTGCACCTTTCTTAAGGTCTGTCTTGACCCATTGACGGGATAGGTTACCGTTCTCATCGTAGTAACTACTTACGCCCTTGACGATATGTGTGTCAGGCGCTGTATGAACCATATCATGTGTGGGTGAATACCCTTGCCTTGCTGCTTTAGAGTTAACCCTTAATAAGCAGGAAGCTACTGTGCTTGGAGAGATACCTAATTGCTTTGCTGCTAACCTCTGACTGTTCGTTGCTATGAGTGCGTCTAGTATCTCCATCTGCCTAGGAGATGCCCATTCCTTGAGTGCTGTGTAATTCATAATCGTCTAATAACCCAGTTACTATTAATAGTAAATATAATTAATGTATAGTTATTATACATATAGAGTACCTTATGTCCAAATTTTGGCACTAGTTGGCTAGTGGATTGTCCAATGCTCTCTGCAGCTTCTTATTCAGTCTAGTCTCCATATCAGTAATCTTACGCTCTACATCCTCTCGAATAGTGTCTGACTTCTGCACATAATCCTTCTGCAACTGATCACGTTTACTCTCAAATCTGCCTTCAGCAGTGTCTATGGTAGCCCTAACGTCAGTCTCAATACCTGATATGTCGTCTTCTACCTTATCTATGATCTTCTCTTGACGGTCAATATCGTCACGTACAGATTGCTTTAAGTCCTTTATGGTAACGTACTGCTTCTCTGAGTTCTCTTTGATTAAGGTTATCTCATCCTTAACTAGTACAATACCCCTGTCTATAACAGCGAACTTGTTCTCCATGATAGCAATACGCTTATCGTAATCTGAGAGGTCTGGAGTAACGAACTCATTGATCCTAGCTTCCATACTCAGGTAGCGCTGATACGCCTCAAAACCACCATACAGTCCACCTACGATGGTACCAATAAGTGGTACTATGAGTAGCAGCTTACTACCACCTAACTTAACTCCACCGTACTCTATCTCTGCCATACTATCCGTCCAGCTGTAATCGTCTAAGTGCGTTTAGTTCAGTCTCTAGCTTCATGATCTCAAGACGCTTCTTGTGTAGTTCTAATAGGTACAACGTATTACAGTTGATCCTTTCCTCAGGTGCATTCAAAGGCATGATAATCCTAGCGTACACTCCAAGGTCTTTAGACTTAGGAGAGGAGTTAGATGAGTCAAATATGCTAGTAGCATTGTTAATGATACCTGTCATACCGAACTCTAGGTTGATGGTTCCACCTATAGCGTTAGAGCAATCCAGGTCACCTGCTTTAAACTTATCTGACTGATAGTTGTTACCACTGCTAGGTAGTTGCAGAGAAAGTGAATTACTCGCAAGTACAGTAGTGCTGAGCATCAGTAGTCCCAGAAAAACAGCATATGCCAGAAGTATGAGCTTACCCATTACTTAACTCTCGAACATATCTTTGATGACACCGTAGTACCATATTGTAGTTGTGACACAGAGCATATGTACTCAACAGAATCTAATGACAGCTGACTTACATACACGTCAAACGATACTGTATCTAAGTACCTCATAGAGATCACCGTATATTGTGATACGAATGGGATAGGCTCCCACTCATCTGTAAATACCCCTATCTCATAGTACGAGACATCCTTTCTCTTGTTGAATATCTCCAACGTAGTGACGGATATACCCACCATAAACGATTGTTCAAAGGTAGGGTATGTAGGTGTCATGTCATGTGAATACACAGGGGTACTGAGTGTAACCATTATGAGAGACAACAGTACTCTAATATTATTTAGCAATACACTCAGCCAATACAAGTGCCGTGTAGCTACCACCAGGGAATGACTTACTGCCACCGTACACTGCAGATGCTTCAGAAGAGAACCATGTAGATCCAGCGATAGTCAGGTCGTACTGGGTAGTAGAACCGTATAGTATCTTACCTGTCTCATACGCAGCCATACCAGCATCAGTAGTTTTAGTAACTGTTGTAGAACCAGTCCATGTTACCGCATCATTTAATGTAGGGCTTGAGCTGAACGCAGTAGGCGTAGTTACCTTAGCTGTGTATGAATCAGCCAGAGTTACGTCATATCGCACAACAGGAACAACACCACCGTCAGCAGAAGCTGTACTTAGTTTACCGGGTAATGGGTTACCAAATACACCGTTAGTGTCAGTTGTGATAAGACACCTAGTCTGAACATTACCCACTATTGGGGTCTCTGTTGCATACGCTGGTGAGCAAGCTGTAAGTGCTACGCTTAATACTATTAACTTCTTCATACGTTATTCCTTTGGTTCATACTGCATACCCACCATCTTGGTGTGTAATATTTGCTGTGCCAGTCCTGCTCTAGCGCCTTTCTTGTTATCAGGCAGGTTACCTCCATCGAGAACAACTGTCTCTTTGTAGACACCACCTGCTAACTTCTTATCGTAATATGGATTCATGTTACTGCTTCTAGTTAAAGCATACATTAATAGGTTTTGGGATATAACGTTAGCAGAGAGTGCTGAATCATCCACACTGCTTAGTATCTTCTCTAATCTATCACTGTCTTCATCCTCGTCCTGCTTTTCATCTTCTTCCAGATCTGCCTTCTCTTCCAGCACATCCGTAATATTCTTGTCGTCCATTGGGTCATAGACAGTATCATCAATCTTACCCATCATACCTAACACTGCATCAGTGTAACCAGGACATGAAGGATCTGACATAGGGGTTAAACAATCGTTATTATACTTATAGCTATAAACTACATTAGCATCTACCACTGATCCAGTCCCTTCAACATCTATAGAACCATCACCCCATAACTCTATAGGTAGGTTATCTATGATGAAACCCTTTGTAATAGGTATACCTCCTGGTAACCCACTCCAATCATCTGTCTCAGAGAAGATGTAACCTCCTCCTACTTTCTTATTCCTAACATGGACTACCATGTCGTCTTCTGTATTTTTAACAGGTGTGTACTGGTAGAACACTCCGTTAATTCGTAGACCTCTAGTATTACCTGGGCCTATACCATTCATACCCCACGTATGGCCTGCTCCTGCCATGTTACCGCTAATCCCATACAGATACTCACTGTGAGCACTTGTAGCGTAGAGAGCTAGCAAGGCTACAGCAATTAGCTTCTTCATAAGAGTAGCAACAATCCTAGTAGAGATCCACCTAAGCCAAGAAGGAACCTTTTGGTACCATCCTCTTCCATTGCTTCTTCTTTAGGTATTGCACCCTCATCGTTCTCCCAAGCTATCTTAGCATCAGTACCTATAATACCGTTATAAGGGCAAGGAGTACCTGCCATTATCATAGCATCAAAGACCCTAAGGTCTTGGCATAGGACTGATACTGCAGCTACTTTCATACCCATATCGTATAAGGTCTTTGCATTTTTCAATCGTTCACAGTTAAGGTCACGAGTTGTAGTACCTGCTGAGATACCTAGGATCTGGGTTTGAACTGCACCTGCCACTCCGACTGTACATGAGTCAGAGTTACTACCACCAAGGGACGGTGATATGGCAGAAGGAGGAGGCGACTTAAGTGTAGTAGTTACTTCACCTGTAGTGTGAACTGTACTCTTAGTAGTAGAGTCAGTCACGATAGGCTCAGCATGAGCCAGTACAGGTAATAGCAAGACTAACCATATCGCCTTACGCATTATGCAGCTACTTCTTCAGGTACGGCTAACAGAGCGTGTTCAAGCATACGAACAAACGCATCCTTACCTACGGTCAGCTGATCTAAATTGAACTGAGTAGAGTTGATCTTACGATCAAGGTCTGCACAATGATTGACCATAGCCTGTTGCTCTGGTGTCATATCTTCAAATACATATTCAACATCGTTTACTGTAATGGGAGTTGTTTTTTTCTCGCCCATGGGTAAATCCTCTTAATTAAGTTTAACTTCTAGTTACTACTAAGCTGTAAACGGGGTATCCCAAGCTGTGGGAGGTGTTTGCGACTTTGTAATTTGTGTGGCTACCTTACCTTCTACACGGGTCACTTCTGCTGCGCCTAGAGTGGAGTGAACCCAACCTAGTACAGTAGCTTCTGTGAGGGCTGCATAGGCAGTATATCCTGCTGCTGAGGCATCAGGAGTATAAGACTCCATACCTGATACAGCTCCTGTATGGTCAACACCATCTACGGTTGTAGTATCTGATGCTGTCCAAGCTGCGTTAATTACGCCCTTGTCTGCATCTGTGTTGTGTTCTACGTTGGTGATCTTCCAAGTTACTGGCATAACTGTGTTCCTTTATGGTTAAATTGTTACTCACCTAAGTCTGGCGGTGCTTGTTGTGGTGTATGTGTACTAGCGATAACATTGTCTACCAACGTGTAAGTGTAGTCCCAATCCAATGGGGGTCCTACCACTGCAGTTAGAGATCTTGCTTCAATATCTGACTCATGACCTGCCGTGTCATTACAGGTTAGCGCAAGGCTTCCGTCTGGTAAAAATAAATAATATTCTATCATGCTATTAAGTTACTCCCTTCTACAATTATGTACCACATACCACCGCCATTATAAGTTCCAGCGTATTTTGATATTGTTATATTGTCAGTGTCAACACGACCTATAACCCAACCACCTGAAGTTCCACTTGTGTGGTTCTGTACAAACACTGAATGTAGCCCGCCAGAACCATTGCCATATGTCCCTTCATGCACAGCTCCATAACTTGTCATGATACCATAGTGCTGCATAGCACATCTTATATTCATACTGGACGCATTTGAGTGATTAACTGTAACCGAGACTGTTCCGTTACCTGCAATGTTGCCTGAGTACACTCTACGACCTACGCCATTTTGAGTGAACTGGTGGTTACCTATTATAGCTATACCGCCGCCCTCAACCTCAAGCCTTTCCGCTGGTGATGTAGTACCAATACCAACATTACCACCAAACGGACTTAACGCTAAATCCCAGTTAGCTGTAGCAGGTCCATTGGTTACTTGTAAACCTACACCATTACCTCCATTGACTTGTGCAACTAAAAGGTTTGTGCTGTTAGTTGCGTTTGGTTGGAGTTTTAATACTGCTTCTGAAAGCATGCTAGCTTTATCTGTGGCGTTACCGCCAGCTGAATTGTACACGTGTAGTTTAGCTGCGGGTGATCCAGTACCAACACCGACACCGCCATCTGAACCCTGAACGAACAGCGCGTGAGTGGCGGTGTCCGATTCAACGCGGAAGTCTAAGGTACCACCACTGTCATTAACAACTAGTTCGTTTATTCCATACGTTAAGTAGTTATAAATAGCTGCTGTGTTATCTATGTCCAACACTGTATCTACAACACATCCCGTCCAAGAGTTGTTCGCAACGACACGTCTTCCTCTGGTAGTAAGGAATGAGTTGTTTGCACCTGAGTCAAAATGTGTCTGGTTAAGCCGCTTTGTATCACCTACTGCAGCTCCAACTTCACCTCCCATTACAACAAGAGGTGCTGTACCTGCACTGCCACCGGGTGTTCCACCAATGCGTACCCTATCCGTACTAGCATCAACGAATAACATGTGAGTGTTTGCATTAGACTCAACTCTAAAGTCAGCATCTACTCCACCTTCGTTGAAGACTGCATGACCCCCTGTAGAAGGGCTTGTTACGAGAGCACCTGCAGTGCTAACGCTTAGTACTTCACCTGTTCCATCTGAATCCTCTAAGGCAAGCTTATGGGTAGACTGATAGTTTTTCCAAGTCCAACTTCCTGTATTAGAACCCACCTGTAAGTAAGCGTTCCCTGCACCGCCTTGAATTGAAAGCCCATCGTCACCCACTATAGTACCCGCAACATTTATTGCTGCACCGAACGTAGCGCCTACATTAAACGTAGTTGCACCAGTTACAGTACCACCAGCTTTAGGCAAGGCACTACCTGCTGTAGTAGTAGTAGATGTTAGTACTGAGTCACGAGCAGCTATATCAACACCATCAACAGTCCCAGGTAATGATAAGTTACCAGAACTATCCACAGTCAACTGCTCTTGGTTAGCTATACCTAAGTCAGTACGGCCTACTGAACCCTTACGTGCAGAGTGAGCATCAACCTTACTAGCCTTGACTTCACCATCAGCACTTAATAGATCTGCTAAAAATCTTGCCTTAGACATTGACTACTCTCCTTCTAGTGCTGCGTCAGATTCTATCTGACGTTCCGCTGCGGACTGAATATCGGCTGCTAAGACTACTGCTTCTTTATCTGCTGGTATAGAGGTAATAGCAGGGTCAGCTGTCATCCTAGCCACCTCTGCATCATAAATCTCATCCATAGCAATTCTGCATCGGTTGTGTACTGCGTTCTCTGCCCATTCTTGTGGGGAGGCTGCAACAAAGGCTAATGCTTTCTCTTGTGATGCTGATAGTGTAATTGTGATGTTCATTGTTTGTTTTCCTTTATTAACCTATTAAGTGCCCTGAGAAGCTAGACCTATTACCTTCAAGGTAGGGCGACCCACTATTGTATCCTGTGGCCAGCTCTATATAGTCACCCACATCTAGATATACAATTAATGATGTGTGGAGAAAGTCATACTCCCCCGCAGTTGCTGGTAAGTGTCTCCAAGACCCATATACTTTGGAATGTCCTTGGGATCCATTATATTTAAAGCCCATGTAGAAGTAATTGGTCACCGAGTGCGTGATACCACCACCCTCAAAATGATAACTACCAGCTACAGGCGCAGTAAATCTAGATCCGTTGAAGTGGCCACCAACGTTTGATCTTATTGTGAAAGGTACTGGCACGTACGATCCATACGATGTATTGTTCGCTTTATTGGAGCTGAAGCTTGGTTGGTATGGTTTGGTTACTATGCCATCGGAACTTATTCTCATGCGTTCCGAGTAGGATAATGCTCTAGCATCACCTTCACGCCCCATGTCATTAGTCGAGTATTCAAATACAAGGTCACCTTTATGGGTAGTCTTGTAGCGGGTACCCACATTCCACGCTCGTTCTGTAGAGCCTACGTCCACAGATAGGTACATGGAGGAACCGTAGTAGTTCGTTATAGGGTTTTTACCTAACTGAATAGTACGCCCACTTTTTCGTATGTCCATACTTAGGGCAGGTAAACCAGTCCCAATACCCACGTTGCCAGATGAGTCTATTCTCATGCGTTCTGAGCCTACAGTGTGTAACTGTAAATTACCCGCCCCCCCTCGAATCCTCTCGCTATAATCCGTATCATCAGTGTCCTTGAAATCAATCCAACTATCCACACCAGCAGCAGACACCATTTCCATCATGCCGTAGGAACTGTTATACATGCCTAAATGGACACCCTTTGCTGCCTGCCCGTTCTCCGCAGCTCCTGCCACATGAAGAGCTGATTCTGGAGTACTAGTACCAATACCCAAGCTCTCAGCCGAAGCATCCCAGAATAACTTAGCGTTACCTGAGTCATCGTAGAGGCTAACGTCACCAAGTCCGTTAACTGTTAAGCTATTACCATAGAAGCCTTTTACATTCATAGCTCCTGCTGCTGTCAGGTTACTGCTTTGTGCAGAGTTATCTACTGTTAAGGCGTATGTGTTAGCACTTCTTGAAGTTTCACGCCCTGTTATGTTCAAACCCGTAGTAGCTGCTAACCATTGTAGTGACGGAGTTGTGCCTGTGTCTTCGTAGAATGATATGTCTCCGTTGTTGGCTATTTTAAGTCTATCGTTTCCCACGGTACTGAGTGTCAATGACGCGGCACTAAGGTCTGTTTCTATTTTAGTCTTAGGGAAAGATGAAGTAGCTACGAAGTCTATGGAAGCCACACCATTACCTGTGTTCTCGCTTACCGTAATCTTTGAAGTAGTACCTGTCTCAACAACCAACCCATCAGCCGTTACAGTGCCACTAATATCGACACCGATGGATGTGGTGGCTAGTTTTTGTGCGCTGTCATGGTATAAATTTACTGAGCCGTTAGTATTAGCCTCTACCATCCACTCAAAAGATGGCGAACTACTAGCTAATCCAACCTTAGCCCCATTAGATTGTAAAACTAAGTCACCATCACCAATCTCAGTAATGTATGAGTTACTCCCATCATGGTAAATCTCTAAATCCCCACCAGTACCAAACTTAGCCTTGACGTTATCACCATGTAGGGTGTCGCCTGTCATAGTGCCGCCAGCTAGTGGCAGTTTAGTAGCTATACTATTAGTAACCGTAGTAGAGAAGTTAGCATCATCACCAAGAGCAGCAGCTAACTCGTTAAGAGTATCTAGAGCTGCAGGAGATGAGTCTACTAGAGCATTTACCGCATTAGTCACTAGTGTATCAGAGGCTGCCTTAGTGTAATGAGCAGCATCAGATTCTGTCTTACTATAGTGATCAGCTAATACAAAGGTCTTAAGTGAGATTACTGTAACTTCGTCATCCAAAGATAATGCTATTCCAAAGGTAATACTATTACCGTTAGTAGCAGTGTAGTCTGTGACATCGGTGAGGATGATACCGTTTACCCTGACTTCCACAAAGGTAGATACATAGCTAAGACCTGTCTTAACCGTCTGTCCTGCTGTAGCCAAGAAGGAGACCTTCTCTTGCGTCTTACGACTTAGCTTGGCACTTCTACCTAAGTAGCTCATTCCTTACTCTCCTGATGCAGCTACGACAGCTGCAGGTGTGGCATCAACAACAGCTTGAGCTTCTGCCCTCTCTGTAGTATCTGTAGTTATTAGCGGATTAGTAACTGTGCTTACTGTAGCAACTGCTTCTATATCATCAGAGTATATCGTAATCTCAACTGTAGCATCAACTGGTTCAATGGCTGTCTGAGTAATAACAGAAGCTACTACAATGTCCATCTCCTCAGTATCTTCATTCCAGACTTCTTCACCTGTAACTTGCATCTCGGTTAACTCTTCACGTCCATCAGCTACTACATACTTAGCTAGTCGGGTGACTGCTGTGTTGTATTCAGCTAGCTGCGAAGCGAATAGCTTGTCTGCTGCTGCGGTGAGGATCTCTGCGGGTACTTCAGCTAGTGTAGTGCCTCCAGTGATGCTCTTAGGGAAAGCAGCCTTAACAGCAGCTACGTGAGCAGCTTGAGTTCCATCAGCAATCATGTCTAGTTGGTCGCCTGTGGAAGCGTACCCATCTGGGCCAGTGCGTAGGGCTACATAGTCAGGAGCTATTACGTCAGCACCCTCAGGGGTGTTACCTTCGTTGATCCAGTCTAATAGCTCTTGGTAGTCTCTGTTAGCTGGGTCGTTGGGTACTGACATGTTGCCGTTGATTAGGTAGCCACCATTCTCATGTAGTTTTACTGTCTCAATAGTCATGTTATAGCTCCGCACTAAATGCTAGGTAACCTGTTGTGCCGTTCCTTACAGCAAGGAGTGCACCCTTGTTTACAATTGCGCTGCTTTGATGGGTGCAGGTAAGGTACGACGATGCCGCCCCCAGAACGCTCCCGCTAAAATTTGTAATTAGCAGGTCATATATAGTTCTATCTGTAGCTATGAGACTACTAAAGGATAGACTTGGTGTTGTTCTCATCTGCACAGGGTTAACGAAAGTAAATCTAGATGTTGTGATGTGGGTTGACACTCCACTAGCTATGCCCACATAAGCTGCCCCACCGAATCGCTGATAATACCTTTGACACAACGCCAACTCTTCACCATAGCTGCGGTGTTCAAAGTCAGTGGCGGTTGAGCCTAGTTCTAGTTGGAGCATCGTATAGTAGATGTTCGCCCCACTCATATTCACAGCGGCAGATCCAATTGTCAGATCCGCAAAAGTGTTAGATCCAGCAGTAGAGGGGCAGGTAAACGTATGTGTCTTCCTTACCCAGCTCGTTGTTACATCTTCAGTAGAGAGGCTTACCCCCACCCCACCTATATAGAAAGCACTATTATCAAGTATCAGAGATTTGTCTGCCTTCACGTAATAGCTCAAGGTCAGAACCTTACCCAGATGAGGTAGAATGTCACTTATTTCAACTCTGTAATTTAATCGGTGCTGCCCCAGATCACTCTGTACGGGATAGGTTCTTTTGAGGACACTGACGGTGCTGCCATCCACCAATTGTGAAGAAAGTATAGCTTCATTTACTAGGGGATAAGTGTTGGACGTAGCACCGTTATAACTTGATCTCCAGCGGTCTGCCGTGTGGTATCCATAGGCCATGCCTGTAGCACTTGTACCCCGTTGAGTTACAGCCATTGCACCATTAATGATAAGGTTCTTACGGCCTGCATTAATACTATCTCTTACATCCTGAACACTGTCAGCCCTTAGTACAGCTTCACCAGCTATGCCGCTAGGCTTGTCCAGTTCTGCTAACTTCTCCCTGATGTTGATCGAGGGTTTGCTTATGTTTACTGTCATGGTTATTCCTCGACTACTAGGTTATTGGAAGCTGAGATAGTTGAACCAACGGCTGATGTGGTGTTGTCTACTCTGCGTAATCCTTGGAATACTGAGCGACCTGATGATGTGCCTACGTGGAGTAAGTTGGTTGTATCATCGTGAGCCAGAGCTTTGACAGCATCGGATGTGCCGTAGAGAGTTGCTTGTGCATTCTCTTGGAACAAAGGCTTCTCTGCTTCGTAGATGTCTTTGATCTGCTGGGCTGATGGGGCTGTTGCTGAGATACGGAAGAGGGCTGCACTGGAGTTGCCAAGGTGGTGAGATGCCTCGTACCCGACCACTACACTTGCGCCAACATTTGTAATAGAATTTGCCATAGGGCCAGTAGTACGTAAGATACCGTTAACATAGAAATAAACAACGCCAGACCTTCGGGCTACAGTAAGAAACTGCCAAGTTGAGCGTGTTAAAGGACTAGTAAAGACCGATGTATTATTAGTATAAAAATAGTAGTTGTTAGCACTACTATCAATCCGTAAGCTCCACGCATTTGTTGCTGTGTTTGTAGATAGAACCCTGCTAAGAATAGATGCGTAGGTTGACACATTCGATCCCACCTTTATCCAACCCATAATACTAAAATCACCAGTTCCGAAGTCTAGGTCACTGATGTAAGGCTGTACCAGAAAGTTACTCGTAGAGAATCCTGAGTAACCCACAAGGTCTGCACCAGTTGCTACTGGAGTCTTGGTGATTGTTCCGTGTACAGCTAGGCCGTTGGCGTTTACTGAGCGGTCATTGTCTGCTTCCTTGACTGAGATAGTATATGCAACAGTTGAGCCAGCAACAGGGCTACCATAGAAGTAAACTCCTGAAAGGCTCCCAGTTTGCACAAAGGTTAGGCTTCTAAGGGCTGTTGTTCCCTGCCCTGCAAATACGGATACATTAGAAGCTACATCGACTAGGCGTGTGTCATTATCTGCGGTAAACGCTGTGTCACACTGAATATCAATATTATATGCCTGACCTATAACACCATTAAAATTCACCCGTATATAGCCTGATGATGTACCAGAGTCTGAGTCTTCCGTTAGAGTAAATGTCAGGTCTCCACTGGTATATGTGTATGAAGCTAGCCTTGCTGCGCCAGCGAGTTGTGCATTACCACCCAACTCAGTACCTAAGTTCGTACTATCAGTATCACTCAATGCTGCGAGTTTGATGTCACCGACCATGTAGCCTGTGTTGTAGTCTGAGGTGATGTAGGCTACTGAGCTATCAGGTGCGCTAGGATGGTTAGTTCCAGAGAACTTGTCTACATTAAGCAGGGTTAGCTTGTTGTTAAAGGCAAATGCCGTGTCGTGTATAGAAGCAACGATGTCATTACTTGAATCAGACAGGCTTGGGTTGGTGTTCAGAGCAGGTTTATTACCTGTGACTCCCCTAGCATCATAGCTAGTACCACCCACCAAAGTTGAAGCATATACACCTGAAGTGTCAGCAGAAGGAATGTCGATATACACCTTACGCCAGTACGTCTGTCCTGAGCCAGATTGTTGAGTTGCATAACTAATTTGGTTGCCCTTAAAAGAGATAGCCTTGGCCTTCTTATAAGTCTGAGTATGAGTTATATCAACCACGCTCCCATCATCCTTAATCACACTCACGCCACCATTGGTAGCCACTGCAATCGTTGGAATCGGTAGGCCAGTTGCGGAGTCTATAGGAGCATTGGGTAGCACTGTCATTGCTATGTCGTTGACTGCGTTACTAATAATATCTAGTGAAGGATTACCTAATGCTGTGCCTGCGGAGAAGGTGTGGCCTGACGTATTTCGTAAGGATAAAGGAGCCGTATCCACCCCTCCGTACAATCCATTGGTTAAGTGAGCTTGGCTTCTATCCAAAATAAAGTCTATGTCCACCAAACCCTGACTGTTTGGGGCTGTGCCAACTAACAACCTTGCGTTAAGCATTCCTGTGGAAGTATTACTTGTGCCTACTATCAATGAGTAGTTCCACCCACCTATTTGCGTAAACACCATCCACATAGGCATACTAGGATCATCACCATCGTAGATAGTAACCTTGTTAGACTCTGCAACAATCACCGCAACCGCTGGGAACTCTTTACGAGAACCACGAGTTGATGTATTCAATGTTTCGTTGTACCAAGATGTGCCTTGTGTACGCTTGCGCCATGCTCCACCATCTGAGTCTTTGCTAGTGTCGTAAACAAATACGTCTACTGCTGTGACTGATTTGGATTGGGCAATAGCAGTGAGGTCTACGTTGGTGAAGTCTACTGCATCTGTTGTTGCAACACCTTGGTTTAAAGCTTTAACAGCAGTAATGTTAGTTAGCTCACTATCCATTAATGCACCAGAGGAGGTTACATTAGCTGTGTCAGTTACATCTGCTGAGGCTTCAACGTTATCTAGCTTAGATCCATCTACAGATACATCACGCCCATCAAAGGTACTGTTAGTGGTAATGGCACCTGTCATAGCTCCACCGGTAAGTGGTAGCTTTAGAGCAATGTTGTCTGTGACTGTAGTGGAGAATGCTGCATCATCACCTAACGCTGCTGCAAGTTCATTTAGTGTATTGAGGGCATCTGGGGATGAGTCAACTAGGCTGCTCACTGCAGTAGATATTTCTGCAGCCAGGCCAGTTACCTTACTGTGGTCAACATCAGAGATCTTAACGTTTGATATTGCACCATCTTTAACTTGTTCTGTATCTACATCATCAAAACCACTGACGTTACCTATGTAAGCCATCTTGTTCCCCTTAAGCGATTTCTAGGATACTTGCGAACACTTCAAGGTCACCTGCAGTTGATGCAGTTAATCCAATAATATCACCAGCTTCTAGGTTCATTGGTTTGTCTAGTAGTAGCGTAGCATCTGCCGGTACTGGTACAGTCTTAGCTACATGACGGTATGTTGTGCCACCATCTACGGTGATCTCAACTGTTACATCAGCATCATCAACACCATCAATGTTAGAGATGTATAGTGCGTGAATAACAGCCTGTGTGTTTGCTGGGCAGGTGTATAGGGTAGTACGTGAGGTACCAATTGCCATGCCTGCGTTCTTAAATGTATTCGCCATTTGGTTAGCCTCCTAGAGCTATAGCCATTGCTACGGAAGCACCAATGGGATCATGTACTGTGCTTTCAGCGGCTGTACTCTCTGTAAGGAGATCTGTTATTAAGCCAGCTGTAATTCGTATTTGAACATGTGACCCAGTTATCCAAGATAACGCTGTGGTGCTCTCATGTCCTCGTACTATAGTGCATGTAGTGCCAGATACGGCAGTACACTTAACAATTTCAGTAACTGAGTTAAGGTTATCTGACAGCGTTAAGTACATCACATCTCCCCCACCTAGTGTAGGAAAGGTAGAAGTGCTTGCAACAGAAAGAGTAGTAACTGTACTATTTATAGCTGCAGCTAGGGTAGACCTAGCATTGTTACTGTACTTAATCGCCATCATGTTCCCCTTAAGAGATTGTTACATCCCATACGATAGTAACAGTATCGTCTGCACCCTTGTTAACTACTGGGAACACTGTACGTGCAAGCATCGTACCACCAGATGAGGCAGAGAATAAGCCTGCTTCAGTTAACGCACCGGTACCATCACCTGGTGACCATGTACATGAGTAGGATACTACTGCGTTTGTAACAGTGCCACCAGAGGTTGCAAGTGCATTACGATCTAACTCAGATCCTAAAGCTGCGTCCGCTGCTACCGCTGCTGCAGTGCCAGTACCAACACCCATATGGGTAAGAGGTGTAACCGTACCACCTTGTAAATTAGCAGCAACTAACTCTTTACCAGAGGTTACTACTAGGTTTCTAATGTCACGCACAACTTCGCCGTTCAAGGAGACAGTCAGCGCACCAGTTAGAGATAGCTTATCGTTAAGCATTGATCTTCTCCTTTACCCGAAGGTGCTTTCATTAAATGGAATGTTATTAAATAACATTAAGTTGCCTGGGACATATGATACATTAAATGCATCAGATACTATAGCAACATCAGTTGCCTCTTTAGAGGACTGAATACTTAGTAAGTCACTAATAACAGTGACGTTACCCTTGTGTAGTGTGGCTTGATCCATGAAGCCAAACGCATCATCCACCGCCACAGCATCCGTGAAGAATTTGTGCATGGTCTTTGCGACTTGATCTACTGTCACAGCAGAATCTATGATTTTACTAATAATACTCTTTTTAAGCAGTGTAAGCACACTGGTTGCATCAGATTTATTCAGAGTATTGGATAGAGCTACTTGATCTGCCAATTCGCCTGTTGCATCTGATAGAGGTTTTATTAGGATACTGCGCACAGTCTCTGTAACTAATGGAGCATCCACAAGTACATGTATCATCACTTTTCTAAGAGAGTCTGCAAACATCACAGTATCACTAAGCGCCTTGTCAGTATTGATATGGTTCAACATATCAACTGTAGACATAGTGTCTGCTTTAAGGATGCTAAGGGCTAATGTAGTATGATCTACAGTGCCTACAATATTATGTTTAGTACCATTATAGAACTTATCAATACCTGCAAAGTCGTCTAAGGCAACGTAGTCTTGGAAGTGTCTAACGTAGCTAGCAACAAGGTCAAATGTATCAGAGGAGGCAACTGAATCGTTGAATGCCTTAATAGTTGTGACATCAAACACATCACTAAGGAATGTATTATCTGCAAAGACCTTATGGAGGGCTAGACGGAAGATGTCAGTCACTACAGAGCCGTCTAAGAGGGGTTTGCGTATATCGAGCACACTGGCCTCGATTACACCTATAACCTCTCCTACGGCCTTATTTAGGGCTAGTGCGTACGTATCTGGAGCGCTTAAGCTCTCATGCTTAGCTAAAGAGATGTGTGCGAAGTAATCCTCACTAACTGAGGCTAAATCGTGAAGGATTCGGTTCTTTGTATCAGGATCCAAGAAAACATTAGTCATCTCTGGATCTGAATAGGTGAGTGTACCGACCTCAAGTTTCACGTAGGCAAGGTTAGCTACTTCAAGCTGTTGATATACTAGAGCAGCTACCTCAAGATTGACTCGCTCTAGTAAGCCTATCTTAATAGCCATTAGTAGTCCTCGCGCACCTCAAACTTCAACTCATCGAATACGGTCTGCACCTTACCATCTATGTAGGTCAGCTCAATCTCACCTGTAAAGATGCCCGCTGTATCTAACGAGGCCGTAGGCCACTGCATGAATACCTTACCTGATGTGTACGGAGCAATTCGGTACATCGAGATTGAGACCTTAACCGTAGCACCACCTAGTGGGCGTACTTTAAGTACTACGGTGGCTACGTTAGTCAGATCGACAGCAATGTTATCGGTACCATCTGTTAGAGTTAAATTAAGCTCAGGAGACGTGTCATTGCGGACTAACTTAAGCGTGTGACTATAGCTGTGTGATACAGCCTCTGAGTTAGTGCCTGTAGATATTAACGCCATTACGCGAAACCTCGTTCTCTTAATTTATCAACACTATTAAACATTTGTGCCTTGTAGCCAAACTTCCGTGCTTTACCCAACTCAACTTCATACTGGGTCTGGTACTTAGATGCGGCGCCACCTTCGGACATGTTGACTGATCCATGGGCTAAATAAGCCACATAGTTGGTCAGTACCTCCATTATACCATCACTGATAGCAATTTCGTCTGTAACATCTGTGATCTCGCTGAAATCCTTCAGGTAAATCACAGAGATAGAAGTGACCTTGTTATTAGGATCATCCCGGTGGCCTACAAAGGAAATCTTGTTGTAGCTGGATGTGAATACACTACGTGGGTCACCCTCTACATCAAGAGGTAGCTCTGTACCATCTTGGTCGTAGACAGCAGTAACACGTAGTATTAACGGGTCAGTTATCTCGTAAGTGTACACACCTGTTGTAACTGCGAAGGCTGCTTCTTGCTCTAAGATATTTAACTCAGAGTTGACCTTCTTCAGTCCTCGATTAACATACGAAAAGATTTTGTCTAGATTGGCCTGCACGGTGATGTCACTAACAGCTAAGTCAGACAGCTCACCAAAGCGTAGGTAATCTAATAGTCGAGAGACCTTCATTAGTGCACCTTATAAATATTGAATAGATTCAAATTATACATAACTACCTGCTTAATGCAATTCATTACGGCTCAAGCACCGTTATACGCGCTGCTAGGCTGGTCATCGTATCTGACCCTACTTGCACCTCTGTAGCTGTTAGTGTGCCGGCAACTGTAGCACCTGCTGCACTAGTGCTGAGCTTAGTAACGTTGCTGTAGTTCAAGGAGGTGACAGTTGGAGTTAATGCTACTCCGGTTAGTCCACCACATACCAATGCCCAAGAGCCTGGAGCCACTAAGTAAGCACCACTATCCTGGTCAGCAGTAAATGCAATACCGGGTGTATTTGCAGCACCTGAGCTGAACTTACCTGTACCTACCGTATCACGTACAGTAGCGTAGTCGCCTATTAAGGTCTGAACCTGGGTAACCAAAGCAGGTACCATGCCCTGTGTTGGAATTACGGAGTAAGTAGCAGTCGCTGCAGTTGCACTAGTGTACGCAGAGTTTAGCGTAAGCTGAGTGTCTGTAGCAATGCTTAGCACCTCATAAAGGTTCTTATCAGGCCCATAAAAGATATGCCCTGTCTTAACAGTAGATAGGAAGCTAGTTCCAACACCTGTTACTGTTGCTGAGTTATTGGTAACTGATACTGTGCCTACGCTATACCAAGCCATGGTGTTTACTTCCTATATTAATCAATAATTTTATGCGTGTAAATGTAGCATATATTAAGTATCTATGTAATTTCCATCTCGGAATAATCTTGCTAAGTCTATTCGGTTACTTCTTCTACATAGAAATACGTGCCTACTTCTAAGTGTTTCATACGGACTACTTCCAGAGTACTCACTGTAATTTCTAACAGAGAGTACAACTCCAGATGTGCTAACTAACATAGTATACGCACTTGACTCACTAGCGTTGTCTGGAGAAAAGCCAAAGTCTTCTGTGGCTACTTGTGGCCGCATAGCTACAATGTATTCTTTAAAAGTATCAAACCCTGTGGGAGGCGTATTTCTGTATTCTTCATACGGTTCCATTACAGATAATACAAAAGATCTACTTGGTTTCCACGTAGGTTGCTCGTCTGTAAATAATTGGTTAGCTAGAAAATATGATTTTCCTGTACTTAAAACAAATAGTCTGTGGGCAGATACAGTAGGTATTCCAAGCATATCCTTACATACGTTGTTTGGTACACAGGTTCTTATACACTCTAAATTAAACACTTCATGTATATAAGATTCTGTAACTGAAGAATAGTCCTCTATTACCTCATTTGGAAAAAATGCCTTAAGGTAATTAAAGGCTTCAATGCCTCTTTCAGAAGTAACACCGTAGTTTTGGGCAGACTGTCCTGTATTACTTATCATCAAGTCACTCATAGCCAGTTTCCTGCTTTTAAATGAGTGATAAGTTCTTCCTCAATGTTTAAGTCATCTGCAACAAATATAGTAGATGTCACTGTAGTTTTGGTCTTAGTGTTATCGTCTTTCATAACAGATTTAGACACTTTGTATAAAACTAATGTTCCATCACTTACAACATCTTCTTTTATTACCTTAAATGGTTTAATCATAGTAGCTCGCATCGCCAATTATAACAGTGTTATTGAATGTATTTATTGTCTCATTACTATAAGGCCAGCTACCACCGGAGGCTGAGCTACCCCCTGTTCCAATACCAATTGCATAAGAGTCTGTATTGTACGTCCAATGGCACCCCCAATCGGATACACACCAAGTTGACTTCAACGAGCCTGAGCTCCATTGTATAACGTTCCTATAGAACGCCCAATAGTAACTATCATATTCGTACTCTCTCAGTAAACCAATACAGTTGCCCTTTACACTTATACCATCACAGACACTATCGGTCGTAGATACATGGATTTCCCTTTCTGCCTGAGCATTAGATGAGAAAAAGAATAGGGGCTTTGTGGGCAGACTAGTGCTGTATGAAGATGTATTGTCAGGTACAAAGGAGGCACTATAAGTGGCAACTGCTGTACTGCAACTCTCAGAGCTAAGGCCCGAGGAAGAGTAACTACTACTCGGTTGGCTAGGTTGTGATAAGGTAACAAGCCCCGTCACCAGTAAGGGGGTTGCCCGGCTATCAAAGGTGACTTGGTTACTATTATTGAAGACCTGTACGCCGTATGTGTCCCCTGAAGATGTTACAGCAGCCGTTGCAAAGATATAGATCTCAGGATTAACGCCATTAGTTAGCACCTCAACATCCCACACTCCAGATGACACACTTCTAACCGCAGTTATAGCACAGCTGTTACCGGAGGGTACATGAAAGAATGGTACAGGTGTCTCGCTAAGATTGAACCTATAGCGCATCAATTTAACCCCACCAAATATACCACTTGAATTCCTGTCAGTGTAGTCTGGTGATGTCTTCTTCTGCTTAAAGTGCAGGTTCTTAAATTCAGATGATATTAAGACCTGGCCAGCTGCATTAGTAGCCTCTAATCCGTAACTCATCGCATTAACACTAGGATGTACATAGATTCTGATCCCCCACTTATACTAATTGTTGTATTTCCGTTACTAAGGGTAGCTGTGTGTGAGGTAGCCTTCCTTGTGGAGTAAGGCGGGTCAATGAAAAACATGCCTACTTTGACCTCCTTGCCTGATAGTGAACTAAAGGTTCGTGTGTCAGAGGATCCAGCACCAACTGAATAAAAGTCTACTTGGTTCCATGTAACAGAGCTGGAGTCGTACTCTATGCTTGAGTCCGCTCCCCACATTCTAAATCCATAACTCATATAGTGTACCTTAGCTTAGGTTGCCAATCTTAACTCTAAGAACGCCGCCGTTGTACACCCGGATAGAATCGTTATTGATCTCAATCCTCTCATTTCCTGTACCTGTGGTTATCTGGTTTGCATATAGCGACCCTGTAGTGATCTTGCCTCCATTGATAGTTGTGGTACTAGGGGAGTAAATGTTTGTCGTGACAACACCTAGCGCATTTGATGCTGTGAGCTCTGCCCCAGTCTTAGCAGCATTCGCCTTACTAGTGGCGTCACCTGAAGCTGTTGCTTCTGCACCAGACTGGGCAGCTGCTATGGAAGTAGCAACAGGACTACCTACGGTCAGCATGCCTGATATATTGGCAGACTTCATGTATGTGTCACTCATCCAAGTACCTGGAGGGAGCCAAGTACCACCTGCTGTAGCACACGCTGCTTGTGTCACTCCACCGGACTCTACACCAGCAGAGGAAACACACACTCCTCCGCCTGTAACACCACCATCTGTTATGACACGAAATGGGACTGTAGTTGAAACAGTACCATCACTTTGTACCCCACCCACTCTGAGTGAGTCAGCAGCTACAGTAAATTCACTAAACCCAGAGTCTGTAACATCATTATTAGCAGTAGAGGTTAATCCAAAACCTGCAATATGTCCTGCTGCGTTAATCTTAACTGAGTACTTAGAGTTTACTGTGGTAATCTCTGCCGAGAACTTGGTAGCTACTGCCCAGGAACTACCGCTGTATTGATACACCTCACCAGGTATGTATGTTGCATCATTGGTACCAGTCATAGGGATCCAGAGATCGTCTACTACTGCACCTGACGGAAGAGTATGGGACACATTACTAAATATACTACGCTTACCATCTGCTAAGTCTGCTAAGGCAAGAGTGTTTGCATTGTTACCGATCTTTACCCAGGCGGTACCGTTGTACTTGTATGTGTTGGATACATCAATCGTTACACCTGAGCTACCCGTCTCAGTAGTCTTTTCGATGAACAGGTCATTTGTATCCATACCGGTTAAGGCGGCACGTTGTGCAGGAGTACCAGAGTTAACCACTACAAGTGCATCTGTCTCACTTGTAACGTACTGCACAATAGAACTGGTGCCATCAACAGTAGCACTATGTAAGTTAATAGAAGTAGTACCATCAACTACATTAGAGATACTTGTTTCCATTGTTTGCTGAACCGTAGCAATACTATTTGCTAGCTGTTGTTGTACAGCTATAGTGTATTTACCCTGACCATCCATAATGGACTCTACGGAGGCCATCCGTACACCATATTCGGTAGCTACTGCAGAGCCTGCAGCATTAGTTATATTGCCGGTGGTTGGATCAACTACTACACCTGCATAGCTGAGCTTAGTTGTATTCTCTGCTCCTGCAAGCATAGCCTGTAACGCTATTTGACCAGCTTCATCTAAGTAATCACTTATCTTATTTTCTAAGGATACATTACTAGACTTAGCAAAATCAGCCAGGCCAAGTGTGTCACTGTTGTAGAGGGCAACACTTAACTTCTGTGCTAACTGGCTATTGACTGATCCAGTTAGATTACTGATGTCTCCGTCAATACCGCTACTATCAAACACTAGATCCCCAGTATCTAATCTGTACGCTAAATACTCTCGTGCAGCGTCCGCTACTGCTTTATCAGCTGCATAGCTAACTGCCGTAGCATCTAAATTAACCTGCATCGCGGCTAGTGTAGCGATGGTGGATAGCGCTTGGTGTCTTGCAGAGAACGCAGTGCCCTCCACTACAACGTTTGGATCGGCGTTTGCCCACAGTTGTGCGAGATCCCTATAGTTCTCGGCTACAATAGCCTGTATAGCTGCAGCACTACTTGAGGCTGCTGCGCCTGTTACACTTGCACCGACAGTTGCAGCATGAGTTGTAGCTAGGTTTGCAGATGATTCTGCAATAGCTACCTTATTCTGTACCTCAACAGCTGCAGTAGCTGCGAGGTTTGCTTCAGTTGCTGCTAATGCTGCGTATTCTGCTGCTGTAGTCATGTTCTGTCTCTACACAATATATGAATCGTAGTATGAGGAAATGTCATCGTCATCGTCGTCCCATATTACAGAGTTATCACTGCCAAGGGAAGACTGCACCTCCTGGCTAGGTCTCCACGAGTTAAGTGAGCCAAGCATTGAGATGGTATCAATGAAGTCATCGTGCTTGCTCTTAAAGCCTGCAGCTGACGCTAATGATAGCTCATCTATTGCTTCTACAATGATTGGATCGTGCTTCATCTCCTCAGGGAACCAGATCTTCTTCATCTTGAACCAAGGTAACACAATGTTGAATCGCTGCATCTTGTTAGTAGACGGACGTATCCCAGGTCTATTACTGTTGCCCTCAGAGGCTAGTGTGAAGTAGTTGTTACGGTTGGTCATCTCACGTTGGATCCATTGGATAAATCCTCCCTGCTGGCCAGTCACTTCCACCCCAACCTGCTGTGGTTTGTACATCTGAGCCAAACGGAATAGATCATCAATGTTTTGATCCATAAGCTGACGCTTACAGATACCATCGACCCATAACCAGTCACCGTTACTGTTGAGGGCCCACACCGATATAACACTATAGTCAGCACTACTTTTCTCGCTCGTAGCAAAGTCAGTAGTTATATAGAAATTATAAGCACCTTTGTTCTTAAGAAGTCCCTTACGCTCGTACCAAATGATGTCTCCGTTCTGCACCAGTCTGTCTTCGTCAGACATGATGCGCAACATGAGCTCCTGGTTGAAGGAAGCGATCTGACCGGTCTTCACTGCACGGTTGTACTGCTCTTCTATGTACTCGTAGGTGAATCGGTCATCCCAAGCACCTCTGAAGTCCTCCCTACTACATGGGAACTTCTCACATACCGGGAATACGTTCACACTCCAGGCACCAGACTCAACAGCCTTATACAATGGATCCTTAGAGTTAAATGGAGTACCTGACCAGATAATCCTGCGACGCATTGGATGTAGAGCGTAGTTGATGGCCTTATAAACAGTATCTTCAATGGATTTAATAACCGTTGGAGACCGTGCATCCTCATCCGACACCAAGTCATCCAATATAGCTAAGGTAGGTCTCTTACCCATCTCCTTACTACCACGAACACCCGTACTTGCACCGTAACCTTTTACGATAAACGTCTTACCTTCTGAATTCCGGAATTCCCAACGAATATCCGTGAACTTAGTAAAGGGAACATAAATTTTAAGAAAATCACTATTCTCATAACGATACTCCAAATTCTTCCGCATGTTTTTAACGCCGTTCTCTATACTGTCAGAAACATATAACGCTAAATCAACATCAAACTCTGGGAATCCACCATAAGTTGCAATATATAAGAATAAATACTCACCCATTAGTGTTGTTTTAGCAGATCCACGGAATAACATATTTAATATGTCGGCATCACCCGTCGCAATCTGATCTAACATTTTATAATGAAGGACTGGAGTTTTATTCTCCTCACCTTCTGCTCCATTAACTAGTTTAATAAAGTTAACGAACTCTAAAGCAAAACTACTCGGAACATAATAAGGATCTGTGTCGAAACTAACATTATTAACTAACTCTTCGACTGATTGTGGTGCAGTATTTAATGACATAGATTTTCCTGCGTAAAAATAAAAACATTATGAGCTGTTTCCATCTTTTTTAATAAAAAAATAAATTCGTCTTCACTTGTGCATTTAATAATTTTCTTAGATTCTGTATATTCAATTAAAACTATTAGATCCATAAAACAAAGGGAAAAGTTTTTAATTGTACAAAAATCGTACACCTCTCCATTAATCGAGAAGCTTTCCTCATGTAAATTAGTTAAAAAGTCCAGCAAACTTTTCCCAACCACTTTTAGGCTGCACATCCTTCACCACCGTAGGCGGATTTTGTGTGCGGTCATTGATATTATCAGTAACAAATTGCATCTGACTTGCTTGGAGATCTGTCATGGGAGGGACGTTAGGACGAGCTGTATTATTGATATCAGCATACTGATTGTCACGCTGACGGATAAGCCCCTCTTCCTGCTCATGTGAGATGCCAGGGAAGTTGAACACACTATGTGACCCTTCATGGCGCAACACCTCAGAGAGAGGCATCTGGGGCTGCTCAATAGCATTACCGGACACGAACACCCTACCACCAGAATGACCACCCCAAACATCAGTCTCAGACCCACCTAAAGGCAAGTAATCATTCTCTGTTCCAAAGGGTACATCCAGGTTACCAGACTTGATATTTTCAAGACCAGCCTTGCTCCAATCGTCCATACTATAGTCATCAGTTTCAAACTGAAGAGTATCCAACATTTTACCCTTCTGAGCAGTATTCACGTCCTGTAACTGCTGAAACACCTCTGGGTCACCCTTCTGAATCATCTGCACATTGGCAGCATATTCTTCATAGGGCATTAATCCATCAGTATACTGGCTAAACAAATCAGTCAATACACCCTGTAACCCAGAGATTCCGGCCATTACTCTACCACCTCACCTTCTATAATTTGACTATGAGCGACTTCTTTCGCATTCATCATCCCCGACTTTATCATATCCCGCTGGCTCGCGGCTAGAGCCATAGTAGCCTGACGCAGATCATTGATGGTTTTATCTTCTTTTAAACCAACATCTAACTCAATCTTAGTAACCTCAGGTCTCTTAAGATGGGTCAGGAGACTATTCGCAGCATCACTCCGAACCTTCTCACTATTGGCATGAACCATCAACTCAGCTTGCACATTAAGCGCCTTCTGGAACACATCAGCATTCAGGATATGGGACGGTATAAGCGTCTGCTCATAGATCTTATTAACTAGCTGGTTCTTGTTGTAGGCAGACGCATACGCACTAACCCTATGGTCATCGACACCATCATTCAGGAGTCTCTGGTACCGCTCAGGGAACGTCTTCACATATGATTCTAGATTGGTTGAGCCAAGCATCTTATGACTCACATACTTCACAGCAGAGACATAATCCTCCACCTTGTACCGGCCTTGCGCCAGCACACTTGCATACCCTATCAGGTTCTCACGGAACTCTACTCTCGTAGATTGCTCCTGAAGCAGACCATTGATACTACCCATAAGCTCATCGCTTATACGGCCCTTCATAGCCTTAGGCAGAGTAGCTTTAAACTCCTCCTTAGACAGATATACCTCTTTAACTTCTGTATTTGGATCCATAGATAACACCATATAATTTATAATACAGTTATAGTCTAATAGATAAGTACCAAATAAGCTACTCGTAGTCGTAAGGCTTTCGCTACGCTTCGCCTTACTCCTACTCGCTTCTTATAAGGTACTTGAACAAAGCCTTAAGCTAAGAGAAGGATCACCTCCTGAAGAACTACCTTAACAGTAGTAGTGTAACTATATAGTACTTACCTACTACCACTAATACAAGCTAAATACACACATACTATATAACAGTAACAGCTAATACAGGTATTTAGAAGAAAATTATTATTAGGTATGGGTACAGTACTAATAGCCCACAGCAACAACTAACAGAACACCCCCCCTCATTAATCTGACCTTAACGTCCCTTAACCATATGGTACTGGCAATCATGCCACATCCTAGGAGCATCACCATGTTAAAGTTTATCTCATCCACAGTTGGCAGCACCACTCATACTATCACCTCTGTACTAGAGCTAGTAGATATCAACCTATACGTAGCCATCGAAGAGTCTACCCATGACGCAGTCGTAGACATCGCTAAGCTATCCTCATCACCAGAGGAACGTGCATCACTACGAAGCCTTATAGCAAGTAGACGTGCATAATTCTAATCCTACCTTCGGGTAGGGTTTTTTTATAGACACTCTAACACTAGACACCTACACACTCCCACGATAGTTACGTTGCCTGTTAAATCTAATATCCTTTCCATATGGTGTTGGCACAATCCGTGTCTTATACCATTAAGGAAGTAATTGTTATGATCAAATCTAAAGCAGTATCTAAGAAAGCTCCAGTAATCAAAGCTAATCCAGCACCTGGTGTATTCATTTACGATAGTGAAGGTAATAAGTGTGGAATTATTAATCTACACGTAGCAGCTAAAGAGTCATGGGATACCATTGACGGTGAGTACTTTGCTAAGTATGAAGCTAAGCTGGGATATGACGTCCGTGAGAAGGGAACCATAGTGTTTCGTATGAATAACGCGGGTCGTAAGATCACATTAGGCTGGTTGAACGGTTCTGAGGAAGGTAAGAGCATGTTCATTCAGAAGTTAGGTAAGGAAGATTTGTTCTTTAACCGAGCATTGTCTGCAGACGACATCAACGCAGATTAATAGGAACAGGGACTGGGCGTAAGCTTGGTCTCTTGTTTTTTATATATAAGCCAAATTAGGGGCAAGTTATGAGACGTAAAATAGAACGTAGTACTAAAGTCAAGGGTAGTAATAACACTATATTGATGGTGTTGTTTCTTACATGTATGACTATTATGATAACTGCAGGTATCGCAGCTATTGTGATATTAGCAGATACAGGGATTAAGTCTTTTGTATCTTATCAAGATCAGTATGACATTCAGAATGAGTGTATTGCTGACCTAGTGTCTAATGGGATACCTCGTAAAGATATAACCAGGACTGAGAACGGATGTGCGTTCAACATTGGAGAATGATATGTTTGTATTTGAACCAGTAACGATGGACGGTGAGTTAGCTGAAGAGCGATTTCACGAACAAGAGTGGGATAAAGAGGAATATGATCGTATATTCAAGTTTGTATCTCCATTTAAGATGCTGAAGGGCAAGACTACTGCCTTAGAGCTCGAAAATGACCGCTAGTGAAGAAGTTAGAGTCTACCTATACCAAGTGTAGGGGTAGGCTTTATTCTTCTTGTAAGATAGTTAAGATAGTTACAGGAGCATGTTATGGAAGAGCATCATTTCACAGTTAAGGGGTTCCAGTTTAAGTATGTGAACCAGGGACTACTATTTTATTCAAACGATGATTGGCGGTTAGACGGAGAGTACGACACTCTAGAGCTAGCTAAAGCAGGTGCTGAAGAGATTGTAGGAGATTACTATGATATGCAGGCACATTTGTGAGTGTAAGAAGCTTGTAGTTAAGATAAACCTGTTGAAGCCAGTGGAAGTGGCTGAGATCAGCGGGTTTATGAGGGATACGACTGGAGTGTGTACTCAGCAGGCCAAGGATTACTGGGCTATGCGGACAATCCAGATCAATTGGGGTACTTCGTCCGAGGTGCTAACCATACACCGTGATGCATTGTCAGATGTATTACAACACGTTACAGAAGACGTGCCTTTCTAGGGAACTACCATGAACCAACAAAAGCTTATAGAGACTACGTACTCTAGACGGGGTCTTATGGCCTCGTTAAAAGATGATGTGTGTTTAGAAGATATAACAGACCTTATATATTCTATAGAAACCTACCTAAATCAGCAGTATTCCTATGACAGCAAGAATGTTCGTGTAAGCGAAATAAGAGTTGAGTCATTGGACATTGCGTATCAGCTGGCAGCTAGTGTAATGCGCTGTAATGGTGTTATTACTCCTATCCAGGGGATATGTAGCTCATTGGCGCCGTTACTCAACGATAAGTTGTTAGACGGTGTGCGTACAGCTGCTGAAATCATCGCAGTGTGTGAAGGTAAGCTGTATGACCTGCTAGCACATGACTATGAGGAGAATCCTACCGGTACGTTAGCTATTGAGCCAAAGATCAAGGCCAGTTTAGACGTGTTGAGTAGGATTGAGGAGTTTATGTATGTGCCACCAATGGTACTGACTCCGAAGCCATGGAGATCTAACACGGGGGGTGGTCACTACACTCAAGAAGAGAGCTGTATTTTAGGTAACCATAACCATCACAAGGGTGCTCAAGCATTGGACTGTTTGAATATCCTGCAAGAGATTGAGTGGGAGCTTGACCCAGATATCATGCACCTTAGGGAGAAGCCCAATAAGGTATTGAATACCCCAGAAAAGATCATGCAATTCAAGGTTATGAGGATTACAAGTTCTAGAGTATATAAAGAATATAGCAGTATTCCCTTCTACTTCATGTGGAAGTTTGATAAGCGAGGAAGGATGTACTCTTCAGGTTATCACATTAATTTCCAGAGCACTGATTATAAGAAGGCTCTATTATCCTTTACAAAACAAGAGGTTATAACACTATGATCAAAATTATAATTGCAGGTGGTCGTGACTATATCAACCTAGACAATATGGAGGAGGTGTTCCTAGCCAACTTTAGTAAGTATACGAATGATGAGGTAGCTATTGTGTCAGGTATGGCACAAGGAGCAGACATCACAGGCGTAGCGTTAGCCAATCAGTATAACTTAGTTATACACCAGTACCCTGCATTATGGCATGTGTACGGTAGGTCAGCGGGCTATAAGCGCAATGTGCAGATGGCAGAGAATGCTACTCACTTACTGGCCTTCTGGGATGGTGTATCGAAGGGTACTGAGCATATGATCAACATCGCTAGACGTATGGGCTTAGAGACCATTATTGTTAAATATTAAGGGGAACACTATGCAAGAATTCACAGGTATCGAGTATATCAAGATAGCAGCTGCCAACGAGTTTGGTATGGACAAATTGTCATGGAAGGACAGAATCTTCTGGTTTGACTACAACGAGCGTGACTTGTTGAATCTAGTAGACCAGGCTGCTAATAAGTTCTTGTTCACAAAAGCTATAAATGCGTACATGAGTGCAATCATAGGTACTCCAACGGGGTACATTATGGCATTAGACGCTACTGCTTCAGGACTTCAGATCATGGCATGCCTATCGGGCTGCAAGAAGACTGCAGCTGCGGTTAACCTTATTGATACAGGTAAGCGTGAGGATGTTTACACTGAAGTAGCAGATGGAATGAACCTGCTCTTAGATCCAACAGAAGCCGTTGTAAGGGCTGATGTTAAGAAGCCTGTAATGACCCACTATTATAATAAGTCTGCGCAGGAGAGCCTTACGCCAGCTAGAGAAGCAGCATTTCATAACGTCCTTAACTCCTCATTCGCAGGAGCAGAGGATGTAATGGAATTCATTAATGATTGCTGGGACTCCAGTGCCTTGTACCACAAGTGGGGTACACCTGATGGGCATGTTGCTAGGGTTAAGGTTGTAGAAGCTGTAGATACTCGTATTGAGGTCGATGAGCTTGATCATACTACCTTCACTTATCGTTATACGAATAACCAACCTAGTGCGAAGCACACCTCATTATGTCCTAACTATATCCATAGTTTAGATGCGTGGGTAGCTCGTATGATGGTACGTATGGCACATCAGCAAGGGTTCCAGTTAGCTCATATACATGACTCATTCTGGGCATCACCAAACCATATGAATAAGGTGCGTAATAATTATAGAATTATACTCGCACAGCTTGCTGACTCTGACGCACTTAAAACATTTATCAAAGATGTTACTGGTGAAGATATTCAATTGGTGAAGGATTCAGCTGATTTAAGTAAGTATATTCTAAAGTCTGAATATGCTTTGTCTTAAATAAAACAAGGGGTGCTCCGCACCCTTTTTAGAACTCTATTAGTACATATTTTAAACTCTAATATATTTATTAGTAATTATGTATTTTAAATACTAAGTCCCCTTAATTGGGGTATTTTTTTAATTAAACCTGAGGTGAACCTATGGCTAGTATTTATCCAGGGAAGTGCTGTCATAAGAAAGCCGCTGACATGACTCTTGAGGAACGTGAGCAGAATGCTATATATGGTAAGGCTGCTAAAGCTAACTACAGTCTATCCAGGCCAATTGTTCCAGTTAATATGTATCCAGGTAAAGTCTGTAGTAAAAAGACCACTGATATGTCTGCGTACGAGCATGAACAGCATTTAATCTATAATAGGGCTAAGAAAGCTAACTACCGTAAAAATATCAATCAGCATGAAGCTTTTAAAATTAGGAATAGGGCGCTTAGTGCCAAAATGAGGGCACTTAATCCTGAGAAGGTCAGAGCTGCAAATACTAAGTCAAGGACTGCTATGGTAAATGACCCTATTAGATACGCTGCGTATTTATTGAGAGCTAAGGCAAGAAATGACTACGGTAGAGAAAGCATGGATGATATCTATATTAAGTCATTAATACGTAAAAGGGGAGATATCCCTGTAGAGCTGATACCGGATGAAATGATCACAGTATGGAGAGCGACACTCGCAGTTAAGCGAGTAGTTAGAGAATTAAATAACGAGGAATTATCATGAAAAACATTAACGTAGGTCAGTTAGTAAAAGGTATTAAGGTACTAAGCCGTACATCTGCAGGTCAGAAGTACATGTTCGCTAAGATACTGCATAAGGCTAGTACCATTGATTGGGAAAACACTATGTATGATACCTTTGATGGGATGATCAAAGCTGAGATCCCTAATCTTAATGCAGAGGTACACAACCTCATCTATGGTTATACGTGCATGCAGAAGTTTGTATGGACTATGAAAGACCAGAAGTACTGCTTAGAACACCTTGGGTGGACTAAGTTCGTAGCTGCTGCCAATAAAGAGACAGTTAAAATGGGGCATGTTGCCTTCGTTAAGAAGTACAAGAAGATTCCTATGAGCACACTTGTTGATAAGAAGGTAGCTGCTACCAAGGGTGAGAGAACTTACTTCTTTAGCCTGCCTGATCAGTCAGCTAATAAACTTGACGGAATACTGGGACAACATGGTATGACTATTACTAATGGTCGTAAACATGGTGTGCATGATTCTGTCATTGCTCTACTAAACAGTTTATAAGGTGAATATATATGTTAACTCGACTAACTAAGACCATGATCCTATTTCCAGCTATCGCACTGGCTGTAAGCTGGTTTCATGTAGCTAATGGCGGATCCATAAACACTGATTTAACTCTTATATTCATGTGTGCATTCTTTACTATCGTTAACATACTGATAGCGCTGATCTACTCATTAATTAAAAGGATGAGTGAAGTCATGATGTCTGTGATACGGGTGCATCAGGAAATGATGGCAGATGGTCAGTATGTCCATACCTTAGGTACTAAGGAAGACTTACAGGAGTTTCTCACCAGTTTGGAAGAGGATATTCTGAAGACTATGAAGGAAAATGAGGAGGAGAAGCCGTGAAGCAACCCATTAAAGCTCAGGTAGTTAAACCAAAGCAGGATATACCTGCTGGAGAGGACATACGTCCTAAGGACTGGGTAAAGCTAGGGCTATCTCCGAGTACGAAGGTGGAGAATTGGCCTATGACTATTAAACATGTACCGGAGAAGCAAATGATTAAACTGTATTACAAAACAGCAGTGCAGCCTATGTACCCATGGGAGCCTGGTGAGTTAATGGACTTAGTTAGTGTCTCAGCTGCAGACACCGCAAATGGTAGTCCTAAAGAGGGCGACATGATTGCCTATAACCCGGAGAACCGTACGGATGTGTGGTTGATAGCAGCTGAATTTTTTAAACTAAACTATGAACTTATTGGAGAATCACATGAGTAATGAAAGAAAACAGTGGTCAGTAAAGGACAACGACTTTGTATGGGACAAGTACCTAGAAGGTATGTCTAATGAAAGTATTGCAGAACATATAGGGCGTACTCCTATTGCTGTAGGTGTTCGGATTAGTAAACTTAAGATCCGTTATGGCTTTACAAAGTCTACCACAAGCATAGCTGGGCCCGGTAATAAGGCTAAGTCAGTTACTGTTGAGTCAGACAAGCATCCTACCCTTAGGGGCATGTTCTTAGTCAGCTTAGCAGGTGCTGCTATTGGTGTAATAGGGGCAAAGTTATTTTTTGACTTTGTTATTTAGGAGTACTGGTTATGAGTCTTGTATTTAAACCAACCATCCCTGAGAAGTTTAAGCCGGTTAAGTCTAAGTTCACTCCTAAGGGGGAGGGTAAGAAGATCGGTAGACCTTCTATTCCTTTCACTGAGCTACAACTACTGCAGTTTATTGAACTGAGAGCCATGGGTGTATCACACATACGTTGTGGTGAACTACTAGGTAACTCACACTCTTTCTGTAACAAGATGGCAGGCAGGGAAGATGTCGCTCTTAGAATTGCTACAAGACGTAGCGAGTTAGTCCAGATGACTATGGAAATGGAGGAGGAGTAATGAGCATTGTATTCGTACCTAAGATTGCATATAGCTTTGATGCCTTGAAGCCTAATAAACATGAACAGTATGTTGAACATGTCTTGGAAGACAAGGTAGTTATTGAGCCAGCAGTGATAACTGTTAAGCCATTATCTGAAGCAGCTTTACGCGAATACAACTCATGGTCTGTTAAGGAACTAACCATAATGGTTAACCTTAGAGCC